AGAGAGCTCGATGTTCCGTGGCATCGTGTCCAGCGTGGCCGGATCGGAGTCGACCTGTACCAGTTCCCGCAGCGCACGACGTGGGGCCGGACTCGGCTCATTGCGCTTAGCTTGCAGCGTCGCTTCCGGATCTTCGCTTTCGTAGATCAGCGAAAGGAAGTCAGCTAGGGCCAGCCGGGAGACGAGCGCGGATTGTCCAACCTTGGCGCCGATGCTTACCATGCGCATCAGCTTCTGTGCCGCCCGGGGCTGGAGTTCGAACAGGTACTGAATGTCGGCACGGCTGTAGTGCGAGCGCACCGACTCCCGCACTGAGCGTCGGATGTCGTGCAGCCGGGGAAGCCAGGATGTGCGCGCCATCAGGCGACCTTTTTGGGGCGCTGAAAGACCCCGTCCGGTTCGAGGTACTGCACGAAATCTTCACCGAACACTTGTGCAAGCCAGTCGCGCTCCCATGCGCAAGGACGATAAACTCCCTGCTGGGCATGGTCGATCAGTTCCTCCACGACACCTTCGACCGTTTCTTCCGCACGCCAACTATCGCCTTTGGTGAGAACTTCCAAGAGGGCGTAGACTTCATCGGATACTTCAACCGTGATCTTCTTCACCAAAAACCTCCTCTTTCTAAGGTAGGTGCTGAGTGCGTGACCGCGCACCGGAGGTGCGATATTGAGGAATCGAGATAGAGCAAAAACCTTCGCTCAGAATTTCTGCCTCTGTAACCCCGACGTGACCCCGCACCGAATTTTGTTCGTTTTTAATGCCTCTTGCGCGCTTCTAAGTCGTTTAGACTCGTTTACGGTATTGCGTTTACTGGTTTCCTAAACCGGAGGTCGGCAGTTCGAATCTGCCCGGGGTCACCATTCGCATTTTATGTAACCATCTTAAAATCAATAAGTTGAGGAGGATTTATTAGTTGTTCCAATTCTCGACTGTGACCAATTGTGACCATTCGTTTAAACAAATGATTTACTGAACCAGCCTTGAATCGCTTCGTCGCGCCTTTCGTACCTTCGTCCGCATCACGTCCTGCACGTCCGCAGCGACCATTTCCCGTACGCTCTCTGGGATTGCCTGCATATAGACGTTCCCCGTGGTGGCGATGTTACTGTGACCTAAATGAGCCTGTACATCCTTGAGCGTGCCGTTCTTTTGATTCCGAGTAGCGCATGACCGGCGCAATACTTGGAATGTGACCGGCGTGGTGATGCCGAGAGCCACCGCGTGGCACTGGATCCGCTTCTTTAGCCACACACCAGGCCACAGCGCTCCTCCCTTGAGCCCGGGGAAGATCAGCGCCTCCGCTGCGGTATCCTTCGATAGCATCCGCCATACTTCGAGTTTCTCCTGCATCACCGGTGCCAAGGGAACATTCCGCTCCCGGGCCTTCCGCTTTACGCGTTCGTAGACGACGCCATGATAGGCGGTGTTGCGAATGATGAGATGTTCGCCTTGGTAGCAATCCCAGCGCAGCCCGAACAACTCGGAAGAGGTGAGTGCGCAGAAGGTTCCTATCAGGAGGATGAGCTGGTCACGGGTATCTTTCACCGCGGCAATCAGGGAGACGATCTCCTGCTTTTCTAGGGTTGGCTTTGGCGTTGCCTTGCAATCCGGGAGTTTGATCTTCTTTGCTGGATTCTTGGCGATGAAGTCGAGCTCTACCGCGAGTTCCATAATCGAACTCAGCATGGTACGGGTGCGTTTCACTACTGACTCGCAGAACCCCGCAACCTCAAGCTCGTCGCCATTTTCGTCTATAACCGTTTTCTTGGCTAGGCCGCTGATGTGTTTCTGACAGGCGAAAGCGTCTATGTCTCTTAGGGGCGTGTCGCCAAATCTCGGCGCCAGGTAATGTTTCCAGTCAGTTTTGTATCCAGCTAACGTAGGCGGGCGCCATGCGCCCTCGCGCATCGGAAGGAACCGGTTCGTCCAGAACCATTCCAGCGTTACGCGGTCGTCATTCTTGGTCGGTCCGGTGGAATTCAACCCGGCTACGATCTTGTCGAGTTCGGCTTTGGCTTCGTATTTCGCCATCTTCGCCTTGGTGCCGACGATCTGGGAGTGGTTGATGCGCTTGTCTTTGCCTGTCTCCGCATCCTTAACGTAGCAGTGCCAGTGACACTTCCACGTCTTCGCCGCCGTCAATTCCAGCCAGCCGTTCTGATGCCGCGAGCGCATGGTGTCTCCCCAGGTACCCGCCATACTACATTGTCCTCTCTGGTTCAGTCCGCAAGTTTCGCGCAATGAACTCCTCGATATCCTGCCGGCGGAAGCGCAACTCTGCCCGGTGGGAGCTTCCGATGCGCACTACGGGGAGCACGGGATGACGTTTGGCCTTCTTTCCAGCCGGGCTCGCAGCGTGATCACGTACCCAAGAGGCAGACATTCCCAACATGTCAGCGACCTCATGGGGGTTGAGTAGTCGTTCCGGGTTTTCCTCTCGTAGCGGATTCGCGCTCATAGCTCAACTTCCTCAGTTCTGACTGCACGAACCTTCACCGATCCGAACGGTACCTTCGTACTGACGAACACGCCCTGCTCATTGCGCTTCCATGCCCAGTCCGCAATCTGCATCAGGGTTCCCCGCGAGTACGAGCGATCGCAGCGAGTGCAATAGTGGAACCCGATTCCCGGCATATCGGCCCCGTGGTCACGGTTGCTACGGTAGAGAATCGGCTTCCTGCCGCAACAACGGCCCCGCTCATCCAATGAAGCATCGAGTTGATTGCTCATCGTCTCCACCTTTCCGCTGTCCAGTAGCCAAAAATTCTCACTGTTCCCCATCCTCTGTCTCTGTCTCAGGTATCCCCGCCGTAGCACAAGCTGCTTTGCACTCGTCGCACATCCAGAAATGACCCGAGAGGTACAGCGTCCCACCTCTCGCCGCCTCACCCGCCGCTTTGATGGCGTTAACCTCGGCGTGAGCAGGTTGATGGCATATCGACTTGCACAGCTCGTAGCCGACTCCTGAGGGCATATCTCCGCGTGGGCAGACTGCTTGCGGAGCCTCGCAGTAGTTGGTACCGGTGAACTCGCGCCCGTCGAGCGCGACGATCCGGGCGGTGACGGTCTGCTTGGCGCATGGGCCGGTCATGCGATCACTTCCTTTGCGATGTAGTTTCCTACAGCTTCATACGTACTTCCCCATTGTGTTATATTGTGAGCATGAGACTTTGCTCGATTGAAGGTTGCGGACGCAAGCACGCAGGGAACGGATACTGCCTGATGCATTACAAACGAGTGCAAAAACATGGATCTCCCGAGTACCGATGGGGAGGCAGGATCATAGGCAGACACTGTGAATTCTGCGAGCGCCCACAAGCTGCTAGGGAGATGTGTATGCGCCATTATCAAATGTGGCTTCTGCACGGAGATCCGCTCTTTTTCGATAAGAAAAAGTTGGGCCATATGCCAGTGGGAACCGAGCTTCGACGAGGTTATATCGCGACTACGATTGGAGCTGCTCTTGAATTTCCTCCACCCGCAACTAGCCCAACAATTGAGCGTTCCGATAAACCTAGCCGTATGGCTTTCGACGCCCAAGGTAAAAGAGGGAAGGGAAGAAACCCTAGAATCTTGGAGCATCGCAGAGTCACGAGTGCTGGGCATGGACAGATCGTTCATCACATTGACCTTGATCCAGTAAATAATGACATTGAAAATCTTCATGTTTTTAGCTCTGCCTCGGCTCACGCGAAGGCTCATCGATCGCTGGAGCGAGTTCTCCATTCTCTAAATCAACAAGTGGCGGAACTAATGGATGGTGGGATGGTTGAGTTTGACAAGACTGATGGAGTTTATCGACTAAGGAAATCCGTTCCGCTATCCACGTAAGCACTGGTACAGCCCAACCATTCCCGATGGCTTTATAGCGATTTCCGTCCGCTGCTTTCTTGCCGCGGTAGGGAACATCCGTGTAGCCAACGTCCCATCCCTGCAATTGCTCGCATTCAGTCGGCAGCAAGCGCCTCACTGCCATGTGCTGCAAAAGTACGGGCGTGCGGTTCGATCCAGAGTCAGAAGCGGGCAGTGTGGGCGATACGTTTTCATCCCAACCGATACCACCTGCCTTGGAACCTTGCCCACCTTTGAACGCTCCGATGGCATGGGCAACCGTTGGGACTCCTGCCCCGCCGCCATCGCTACTTAGGATCGGAGGGCTTATTTCTGACGGAGTGAAACCGTCTTGTCCAGAAGCACGGAAAGCCACAGCGTGCTGATCTCTACCTGTCAGCGTGTACATGGCATCTGCTTCTGATACTCCAATACCGTTCTGCTTCTTGTTGCGCGGCGTGTTCACCGACTGGATGGAGTAGCACACTGCCGGCATGACTCCACCGTTGGCGTGTGAGGCATCGAAGTTCCCACTTCGAAGAGTAGGGCTGCAATCTTCCATCGCATCGGCTCCGTGATCCTTGGCGGAGAATGCGATGATCTGCGCGGTCGGGTCGGTCATCGTTGTGATGGCGGCCGCACAATCGCCGAGGGTATCCACCTGCCCCGCCGCATTGGTGCGGTAGGCAATCGGTATCAGCCCGCCACTCGTTGCAAATGATGTTTCCCCGCTCCGTCCTGCACGAGCGTCCAATGTTGGCGCAAGAGATGGAATCAGTCGCCCGGTATAGGCTCCGGGGTGCGAGTCGGCGCAGATTGCACCCACGGTGGTAACAAATGTCTCGCTCTCGAAGTCAATGCGACCGCTCGCCGAATTACAGGCATTGACGGCGGTAGCTACGTCGATTGGACCGCTAGTGTTATTTCCCCCAAAGCAAGCGACAACGGGATCTTGGCCGCGAGTTTCTGGAGTATTGGGGCAGTCTGGATAACATCCTTCGCGGCTGTTGCAGTTGGGACACCATCCACCGGTGGACCGTGCAACGAGTCCTCCGTTAAGGTCAAAGTCCGTCCCAAGGCCGCCACCGCCTTTAGTGCGCGCGCTAATTGTTCCGGCAACTCTTTCCCGCGTTTCTCGGCTCGGCGCAAAATCCCGGCGCACGCTCTCGGGCTCAAAAAGTACCGCGCCGGGATTGGTCCCGTCTCCAGTACGTCCGCTAACGACGAACACCCGCCGCCTTCGCTGAGCCAGGGAAAAATACTGAGCGTCGAGAATCCGCCATGCTGCGGTTCTAACGGGTCCAATAACCATACCCGCGTCAGGCCATCCCCACTTTGAAACGAGAGGGGCATCGGCTCCCACCAATCCAGCGAGGAAGCAGCCGAAGGCATTGTCTTCGGTGTTGAGGATTCCGGGGACGTTTTCGTAAATAACCCATCTAGAGTTAATTGCATGAACAAGCTCCACAAATTTCAGAGTTAAGTTGCCGCGCGCATCATCCAGCGACTTGCGCAATCCCGCGAACGAGAAGGTCTGGCAGGGGCAGGAAGCCATCAGCACATCGAGCAGCCCTTTCCAGTTGGCCCCGTCGATCTTGGTCATATCGCCCAAGTTCGGGACCTCGGGATAGTGAGCAGCCAACACAGCCGATGGGAAAGGTCCAATCTCGGCAAAGAACGCAGCTTTCCAACCCCTCGCGGCGTATTCCTTGGAATGCGGCGATACTCCAGTGCAGACAGAGCCGTAGATCATATTTCCACTTTCTAAAACAGGGGCGCTGTGCCGCCCCCTCAGGGTTAAAGTGCGGGAACTGGAATGGCCAACCCACACTTGGAACATAAAAGTTTAAAGACTGGTATCTGATCAATCTTGCTCGTGTTTCGCGGCGTGTAATCTACAGCGAAAAAGTTGTGTTCTGCCGCCTTGCACGATTCAGTATTCGGCATATATTTCCTTGTTTCCTCTGGCCGTCCACTATCGCGGCTGGTTAGATTAATGCGTTAAAACTTCCTTCGATGGGCAAGGCTTGAAACCGTTGTGCTTGTAGCTATGACAGGCCGGACGATTCCGTTTAAATTTCACGTTTAACGGTCGCTCGATCCCATGATTTCTGCGGTACTCATTGCACGCTCCACATCGTCCCTTACGTAGCGGTTTAGCCATCTTCTTGCAGATAATGCAGGGGCGGAGAACAGATAGCGCGGTCCTCGGCGGGAGTGGTTTACCGAGCAAAACGTGCCTCTTCATATGGCAACGGTGGCACAATAGCGCGATATTGGACGGTTCGTTATTCCCTGTATTTTCGTCTTTGTGGTGTCGATCTCTCGCCGATAAGCCACAGTCCTCGCAAGTCTTTCCTGCGATATCAAACCACCGAATAGCGCGTTTGCTCTTAGTCTTCTTGGTGGCTTCGTCACCTTTCCAGTTAGGCGCATTTTCTATTCGGTTCCAATGACCATGCACGAACCTAACCGGGCGGCCTTTAACCCATCCAAGCTTGGGATTGTTAACGGTAGATATCCAGGGATGTCCGCCACATCCACACGCGCACAGTCCGCTTATTTGTTGGGACACGGCTTAAAACCTCCATGCTTAAATTGGTGACAAGCAATACATCCCCACCGAATATTCTCCTCAATGAAATCTCCATCCGCGCCCCGGCTCTTGGTATGCATCGGGTGGCCGTGCTCCCAGTCTGCGAACCCCCAACAGTCCGGAGCGTGAACAATCTGGCCATCCGTATCAACCGCTCCCTCACATCGACCTCCCGAGCGAATGAGAACTGCCTGCTTCACCGCATCGTGCTCCACTGGAGTCTCGTGTCCCCTGCGCGGCTTGGAACGCTTAGCCTTTATACGTTTTGTCCCTCGGGGGAGCGCAACCCGCTTCAGCTTGGCAGTACGGGCCAGAGGTTTCTTGCGCTTGAGGCTGGTCGGGTAGAGGATGCCGTTGACGCTCATGCTTCCACCCATTTACACTTCATCCACTCACCGAAGTTCATGCTGCTATCGGCGGAGAGATAATCCTGATACCGCTTCTGGCTGCGGGTGAGCTTCGGAGGGGCAGGGCTCTCGTCGCGCATGGCCTTCTTGCCTGCATCCGTCACGGAGCAATTGAAATACGGGTAGGCCTCCGTTCTCGCGTGCTGGACCATGTAGCCAAGCGCTACTAGCTCACGACAAGTCGGCTCGTCATCAACTCCAGCGCAGCAGAAATTACGAGTGTCAAACTGCTTCCTACGCCCGTACTGATCCGCACTGATGGCATGCTGGAGAATCTCAAGCTGGCGCGGCGTCACTGAATCACCTCCGCGAACTCAATGACCGTGACCGTGGGGTTCACGTGCCAGCCGTAACCGCGCTTGGCATTGAGCGAGTCCCAGAGACTACAGAACGCATCACGGTACGAGGGTGTTCCGTTATCCCCGCAGCAGCACGGCTTGGGCCAGCTGCTCTCGCCACAGAGAAGACATCCACCATCGGCGATACCCTCTGCTTGTGCGTCCTCTTCGGTGATGTCCTGCAATAGCTCATCGTGTTTCGCGGTGATTTCCAGCGTGATGCGCGAGGCCCAGCGGGGCATAAAGATACTCGGCTTGCGCTTCCATTGGTCAGTCCGGTATTTCCGGTCAGCGTCGAAGACCATCATGTAATCCGTTTCTCCATCGGCAACATAGCGAAGCTCGATATCGTTGATCGCCCCGTAGGCCCGATGCTCGTAGGTCTCTTTGACCCAGATGCGGTCCCCTACTGCCCACTTCGCATACCGTGGCCCAGCAATGCGGCGCGTCATGCGCTTACGTTTGGCGCGAATCGCCTGAATCATCGGAGCTGAGAACAGGATCGGATGCTCGCGAAACACCTTCACGGGCTCTCCGGAGCCAGCAGCTTGCAAGGAGGTCAGCATGAAATGACCTTGACCAGTTCCCCATGCTCGGGGTGATGCTGGAGCTTGCCGCGTAGGTCGAGATAGCGAACGGATTTTGCGACACACTCGCGCTCGTCCTCGTCATCAACTTTGGTCGTATCCGACCACTCATCTGATCCGACACAACAGCTATCGAGATCCATCTGCGCCGCTTCGTCGGCGATTGAAAAGGCTAGGGTCTGGACGGGGGTAAGGGGCTCAGGAACGCCCTCCATAGGTGCAACGGCGCAATCTTCAACCGTCATTTGGCGTACTTCTTTTGCTATTGCGACGATCTCAGAATGGCAGTAACTTTTCTGCATCGCCGTGAGGTAGTTCTCCCACCGATCAGGATGAGGGGTTAATGGGCTATGTTTGGTAAGCCATTGAAACGCAGAGTTCATCGTTAACTCCCCTGCTTCGCACTCGTAATTGCAATATGCCAACTGCTCAAGTGCCGTTTGATATGTCCAATTCGGCTCGCTCACGCTCTCGGACTTCACTTCTGCTACTCGTTCGCCAGTGCTCAATTTGTGGCCACCCTTCCCGCACTTACGCTTGATATGTAAGGCGTTGTTAGTCCAGCCGCCGAGAGTTGGTCTGCCATCGACTGAATCGCGGCAAGGATTCCAAGCATTACAGTTGGGTTGAATGCTTCGAGATATTCCTGAATCGTGCCGAGAGGAACCGGGCCGCGTCCAGTATTCGCTTCGGTATCGGCCCTCTGCGCGATTATGCGAAGGTCATTAAGGTTGATTGAGGCAATTAATTTGCTCACGCCGTCACCTTTCTCTCTGCTCCGGCTAGTACCGGGTTCGCCGATTCCGCTACCTTCTCTGCATCCCGCTTCGCCACGATCTGTCCAGCGCGCTTAATGAGCAGATCGATGTACTCGCCGTACTCGGCAACTTCATCCTTCGAGTAACCTTCCGTTTTCCCGATGGCCTTGAAGTGTTCGCGCCAGTAAGCGAAGTCGTGGACGTGGCAACCGATGGCTATTTGATCCAGCGAGCAGAGGGTTACGAAGTGCCGAGAACCTTGTATTTGCGTGGGCGATTTTTCCCACGCATCGCCGGACACCCGCGCATCGCCGTACACCCGCGCATTGCCGTACACCCGCGCATCGCCGTACACCCACGCATTGCCGGACACCTGCGCATTGCCGTACACCCGCGCATTGCCGGACACCTGCGCATTGCCGTACACCTGCGCATCGCCGGACACGATAGAGGTCGGATGCAGGTAGGCTGATGGCTCTACGGTTGCGGTCTTATAGACCCAGCCGCCGCCGTTTGAATGCGAGTGCCAGTCTTCGGGTGTCGAATCATAGACAGCATCAAGGACGCGCTGCGGAACTTCGGGGGTATCGCTCAATTTGTTGCCAGCTTTCTTGAAGTCGAATCGTTTGCAGCTCCGGCTAGGACCGGGTTCGCCCGCCAGTAATCGGGCGCCTTGCTTCCGTGCGCTCCACGCTTCTGCTTGGAACGTTCCGAACTACATTGCATACAGTTGTGTCCGTGCTCTCGCTGCGAGGGCGAATACAGGCAGATGTCCTTGAGGATGTGGCAGACGTGACAGGTGATTTGGGTCACTGGATCATCCCCGCTGGTTTGCGATCTGTGCTGACATCAATGCGGTGTCCAGCCTCTTTCCACGTCAGACCAGAAGGACCAAGTTTGTTGCGCTTGATGGTTACGGTTGAACCTAAGCCTTGGCATTTCCGACAAAGGATCATTCCTTGCTCAAGCTGGTCATGCATAAGGGAGTTATGCGTGTACCGAAAGGACCCGCATTTTGTGTGAATCAATGCGTCTGGAGTCTGCAAGCGTTTCCCGTAATTGTCGCGCCAGCGTAATTGAACCGACGAAACCTCATGGATTAGGCAGCTCCCAAGATGTAAAGAGTGAACGTACTTGACGAACCTCTTAGCGGAGAGAGTGCAGCGATCTACGCTCATGCTGTCCGCTCCGTATCCTGTTCAGACTCTTGCTGCTGCTTCTTCTTTTCGGGGCGCGGCGTTGACGTTGGCAAACGGCGCATATAGCTCCAATCAACATCTGGGCGAAGTTCCTCGCATGTCACCTTGCCGCCAGTTGCTCTTTCGATGGCGGGGCAATACTTCGCTGGAACTTCGCGCTTGGGGTCTTTCCACTGCCATAGTGCTCGCCTCGATACCCCTAGGCATCTAGCGAGCTCTGCTTGACTTCCTACCACTTGCGCGGCTCTTGTAATCGCATCCATAATGATTCGGAGTATAGAGATTCTGTCATGGACTTGTCAAGAGGATGTGTACAAATGAGAGCAACTTTTTCTGTACCATTAAAAAGGAATGCTCAAAGCATGGGTACGAAAAGCTCGCAATCACGCCCAAATCACCCAGGAACAGTTGGGAGAAGCTCTCGGCGTGACGAAGGCTAATGTTTCTGGATGGGAAAACGGGTTACACAAGCCAAGCTACGAGCAAGTTCTCAAGATTTCAGAAGTCACCGGCGAACCTCAACCGGGCGCGACGAATGTCCACAATACGCAACGTGGTGGAAGGTTGATTCCTATCATTGAGTCGATACACGCCGGGAACTGGAGGGAAGTTTCAGAGTCGCGCTCTGGGAGCGACATTATGGAGTTCGTCCGGTCGGACATTGATGCATCCCCTGATGTGTTCGCTATGCGTATCGTTGGAAATAGTATGACGCCGCTGTATGTAGAGGGCGACATCCTACTAGTCGATCCGATCAAAAAGCCCAAGTTAGACAGCTATGTCGTAGCCGCTAATGGAGTTGGCGAAGGATTATTTCGGCGGTTCAAGCCACGCGGTCAAGATACACAAGGCCGTGACATCTTTGAGCTGGTTCCGCTCAACCCATTGTTTGATCCAATCCGCTCTGACGAGTACGAATTGCGGATCGTTGGAGTCGTAATCGAGCACCACCGCTGCAACTTAGAATAAGTACCGTACAATCCTCCCGGTTCTGCCCTATTCATAGGTTCGCGTAAGTACCATCTCTTCATAGCTTTATCTCTGCTTTTCCAGCTTCATCTCTGGTAAGTCAATAAATTGTGTGCTATCTGTCAACAAATCATTGACACAACTACAGAAACGCTGTACCTTGGGAAAGTCGAACGAGGGACTTACCCAATGAACGAACTCACCTCCACCGCCCCACCCCTACCTACCGCGCCGGAACCTCTGCGCACCGAGCTTGAGCACGAGAGCGATCTGGAGCGCGCCCGCCGATGACAACGCCTAAATTTCCTCACGATGCTGCGCCCAAGCAACCGACACCGCTTCCGTGGAATGTAGGCGGAATCTTCAATCCTCTGTCGGCATATTCGACCACGAACATCTGGGGGCCAACGCCCAAGGGCCACCAAAGCGGAACGATGATCGCGGAAGGCCTCTCGCTTCCCAACGCTGACCTGATTGTTACCGCTGTGAACTCGTTCGAGGCTCTGGTCGATGCGCTAAAGTTGGCAGAAATTGCGCTCGTGAACTGCATCCCCGTTGGGCCAATTCCTCCGGGCGATGGGCCGCTAGTTCAAATCCGCGCCGCCTTGGCTCTCGCCGGAACGGAGCGCCCGTAATGAGGCCCCTTCCCGATTTCCCCACCACTTACGCCGAAGACTGCCAAAACGCGGCGGCCCAGGCCGAGCAGGTCCGCATCCTTCGGGAGGGCTTGGCGGTCTGCACCTCCTGCCCGATGACCGGCGCTGCGCGCTACAGATGTGCGACGTGCGGCGACGACGTACCAGTGAGTGAACTGTCCAGCGCCGAGCAGGAGAGGTTCGCACGCCTGTCCGCTGCAATCGCTGCTTATTCCCACCAGACGGTAGAGCTTGAAGCTCTGGAGCCGAAAGGCAATCTACTGGTCGGAGTCTGCAACGCCCTCACCTTAACCGTTCTCCTCGGGGCCGCTCTCTACTGCATCGGCTGGCTGGTCGTAAAGGGCTGGCAAGCGTGTGCGCTGTGAGCGGGCGCGAACGGCTGACGCGGGCCGTGGTCGCCCTCACTGCAATATCGATGGCCTGTCTCGTGATTACAGCGGGGCTGGTCGGCTACGAGTGGATCAGCTTGTCATGGTAGGCGAACAGAAATTCAATCGCGCTACGGCGCAGAGGAGTTAGACAGTGATGAACGAAATTACACACATAGACAGCGAAGGCTTCGAATCCGCCACGAAGTATTTATGCAACGCAGACAGCTACTACACCGGGTTAGCAACCGCAAAGCTGCTACTCCAACACCTCGCCCTAGCCATCGAGACCGAAGGAACGACCGTTGAAACCGACGTTTTGCATACAGCTTGCCGAACGATTGAGCGCGTTGAACGGATCATCGCAGTGCAGAAGAGATCCGCCGAAGTTATTGCAACCATCACCGATCCCGCCGCAGCACTCGCCACAGTCGAGCATCTCGCAACCGCCATTGAGGTAGTCGAACCGTCCGATGACGATGGCGCGGACGTCCGGTGCGATGGCTGCACCAATCCCGGATGCACGGGCGATTGCCACGACGAACCGTTAGCTGACGGCCCGGTAGGAGTCGGAAGCCAGTCGCCGTCTCACCTTTTCAAAGCTACGAGCTTCACCACACAGCCGGGCTGCGCTGTCCTCGTGGAGAGCAAAGAGATGGTGATCGCATGACAGCCGACGAAATTAGAGAAGAATACTCAGCCGCAAAGCTCCAGAAAGCATTTGCCGGAAGTGCACAGGAGGCTATTGCGCTGACTACTTCGGTACTGCAAGTCGTGGTATTCGCGGAGATTGCAGCCCAACTCGCTGAATTAAACGACCACTTGCATAACGCCGAACCGTATAGCGAGCTTAACGACTTCGTCAGAGAGATTCGCGGTTACGGCTTAAACGTCAACGTGAAGTCAGCATGACGAACGAAGACACCCCTGATGACGACGACGACGCTACCGAGTACGAAGCTCACCTGCAACGTGGACGGGATTTACGGGAGGACGAAGACTATGAGTACTGACGTAGAAGAAATCGAAGAAACAGCGCTCGCGACCATAGATACGGTGAAAGACGATCTGGCAATCATCCAGAACGTGACCATCGCAGATCTATTCAAAGCGGAAACCATCAACCCGATGCTCGACAAGATTGAGGTGCGGGTTCGCGCCGTTCCCGTCGACATCAGCACCGCCAAAGGTCGCCAGCAGATCATCACGCTAACTGGCCTCGTGACCAGTTCGAAGACATTCATTGACGCTCAGCGCAAAGTCTATTTGAAGGACCAGAAGGATTACATCAAGAAGATCGACAAGTGCGCCGGTGAGACGTGGGATCGCCTGGAGAAGTTGCAACACGAGACTCGTGCGCCGTTGACGGTTTGGGAAACAGAGGACAAGGAGCGCGTCGCGCGCCACGAGTCGAACCTTGCCGAGCTGGAAGCCTTTGGAACCTTTGAGTTCTCGGTTACGACTTCCGAGATTCAGATCCGTCTTGCGCAACTGGAAGCCGTGAGCACGGACGGTTTCGAGGAATACGAACGCCGCGCTGAAGCTGCCAAGACTGAATCACTCGCCAAACTTAATGCACAACTTGAAGTCTCACGCATGGCCGACATGGACCGTGCCGAGCTGGAGCAGCTACGAGCGCAAGCAGCGGAACGTGCCGCACAGGATGCGCGGGACGCGATTGCAAAGGCTGCACGCGAGGAAGCCGAAGCGAAGGCAGAACGCGCACGGGTAGTAGCTGAAGCCAAGGCGAATGCCGAGAAGCTGGAAGCTGCGCAGCGCATCGTGAAGGCCGAGAACGACCGTCTGCAGGCTATTGAGGATGCCAAGGTAGCAGCGGAGAAAGCGGAAGCTGCACGGCTAGCAGTGATTGCCAAGACTGAAGCTGACCGACTGGCGCAGATCGAACAGGCGAAGCAGGATGCCATCGTCGCGGCGGCTAAAGCCGAAGAGGACCGCATTGCAGCCGAGCAGAAAGCGGAAGCCGACAAAGCAGCAGCCGTCGAAGCGGAACGAACGCGCGTATTCGTTGCAGCGAAAGCGGAAGCGGATGCGGAAACCAAGCGCGAATCCAATAAACGCCATGTAAACAAGTTCAAGAAGGATGCGGTTAAGGCGCTTGTCGCCTTCAATCTCACGGAAGAATTATCCGCAGCCATCGTTGAGCAGATCGCAGAAGGGAAGATTCCGCATGTCAGCATCTCCTATTGATCCCGTCACGGTAGACACGATCTTGGCATATCTCCAGCGAGCCATCGAGGAGAAACTACCGCTCGCGCCTTCTGTCTGGATCGACGGCGCGAACAAGCTAAACGTCCTGCTTGGCGATGCGCACGATCTGCTGTGTGAGCAGGAGCAGGAGGTTGCAATCCTCAAACTTGGGTACCTTGCGGAAGATCCCAAGCACAACGTCAGCGCAGCAAAGTCACGGGTGCAGATCACCGAGATTTACAAGGACACGCGAAAACAGGAGTTGAAGGTTAAGCGGATTGAGGAATTCATCAGGCTGGCTAAATTGCGCGGACGGCTATTAGAAGCCGAACTGCGCGGGAATTAGGGAGGATCAGAAATGAACGAAGAAATAGGAACCGCAATCGCTGTCCAGACAGAACAAGCGCTGGCCGTGCAACCCGTCCAACCGTCCGCAGCCATGATGATCTTGAAGATGGCTGCCGATCCAACGGTAGATATCGAGCGGATCAAGGCCTTAATGGATATTGCCTTGAAACTAGATGCCATCGACGCCAAGAAGCAGTACGACGCCGCTATTGCTCAGTTCAAGTTGAACGATATCGTCATCGTCAAAGACAAAGATAACCTCAAATATAAAAGCAAATACTCCACCCTGGGGAACGCCGTCACCACCGTCAACCCGTTCCTAGCCAAGTGCGGATTGAACGCTCGCTGGTCGATTGACCAAGAATCTAAACCCGGCCAAGTGGTCATCACCTGCATTCTGACCCATGCCGCCGGCCACTTTGAAACCTGCAAGATGTTCGCACCTCCCGATGAGTCCGGCGGCCCTACCGGCATGAACGCGATCCAGCGCATTAAGAGCACGCGAACCTATCTTGAGAACACCACCTTTGAATCCATCCTCGGACTCGCGCCCAGCGATAAGAGCGGAGACGATGACGGTAACGGCTTTTCAAACGGCGAATTGGCCGTGCAGTGCCGCGAGATCGAGACTGCCGAGACGCTAGAGGATTGCACCAAGCTGTACCTCGCCTACTTCGCCCAAGCGAAAGCTGCCAACAATGGCGCAGCCAAGCTCGCCATTATCGCCAGCAAAGAGAAGCGCAAAAAGGAACTCACCGCAGCGCAACCTAAGGATGAGGTTCCAGCAGCCACGCCTACCCAGGCCCAAAAAGCAACTACGACCGCACCGACGCAACCCGCAGGCCCAGCCCCGGACTATCTGTTTGAGGATGGCGTGATGGAGGGGACCTGCACCAAAGCGCAGTATTTCCCCGCACGTAAGGGCGCTGACGGCACACCAAAAAAGGAAGTGATTGCTCTGACCATGGCCGTACCCGCTGGTGATAAAGATGCGGTGTACTGCTACCACGCTCACCTATTCCCCGCCTTGCTGACCGTCGCCAAGGGCGCTCACGTGATCCTCACTGTCACTGAAGTTAAAGGATTTCGCACGCTGGAGGATGTCCGCAGCATCGACAGCATCCGCTACCGAGACGGCAAGAAGCTCTCAGATATGCCCATCGACGACCGTGATATTCCCGAAGGATTAGGGGATCCTAACCCCGGCAATGCACCAATTGTACCCATCGCGGGCGTAGACGATGTACTCGGCGGTCAGCCGATTGTGGCATAGGAGAACGACATGGCAAAGAGCGTCAATCGCGTAACTCTACTTGGCAACCTAGGCGCAGACCCAATTCTGAAACACACTTCGGGAGGCACCGCCGTATGCAAGTTCACTGTCTGCACCAACGATCGCTTTAAGGACAAGCAGGGGCAGTGGCAGGATCGCCCGGAATGGCATAACTGCACGGCGTGGGCTCGACTGGCTGAAATTGCCAGCGAGTACCTCAAGAAAGGGCGCCAAGTTTTTTTAGAAGGCTCACTGAAAACCGATTGCTACGAGGACAAGCAAGGCCAGAAGAAGTATTCAACCTACATCAACGTGAGTGACTTGGTTCTGCTTGGCGGCAAGGGCGACGGCGCACCGCGAGATGAGTTTGACCAGCGCAGCGGTCACGCCGAACCTGTGAACCAAGCACTCAACATGGACGATGCGCCTTTCTAAAGGAAGAGGAACGACATGCAAGCAATTGAAGAAAAGGTAGAGCAAGGGTCGGAAGCGTGGTTCCGCTCCCGTTGCGGCAAGGTCAGTGCGTCCAAGATGGCCGACGTCATCAAGACGCTCGCAAAGGGCGGAGAAACGGCAGCGTATGCCGCTTACAAGATGAAACTGGTATCGGAGCGCCTGACCGGGATACCGGAAAACGACGGCTACGTGAGCCGCGAGATGCAATGGGGAACCGACCACGAACCAGAGGCGCGAGCCGAGTATGAGCTTGCCAGCGGAAATCTCGTTGACCAAGTAGCCTTTATCGACCATGCGATCATCCCGAATTTTGGAGCATCGCCGGACGGGACGATTAAGGATGACGGGCTCTTGGAGATCAAGTGCCCAGCATCCTCAACACACCTCCGCTGGATCATTGATGGCGTAGTTCCCGAGCAACATCAGGCACAGATGCTCACGCAGATGGCTTGCACCGGGCGTCAGTGGTGCCAGTTCGTCAGCTTTGATCCACGGATGCCAGAGAAGCTCCAACTCTTCATCAAGCGCTTTGAGCGTGATAACAAGCGTATTGCGGAGCTTGAGGACGCAGCCATAAAGCTGAATTCCGAAGTTGATGCGATTGTTGCAGAACTGCTGGCAATCGCATGACCCTACACGGTTTCATCACGCGCTACTTTCTCCGTCGTCCCGCGTCTTTGTCTCCCGCAGAGCCGTGCAAGGTCCTTACCATCCAGCACAAGCACTGTGGTGGCCAGGTTATCGATCCGGGGACGTACCACCCGGAGCCCGTCGCGCAGGAGGTGAAATGACCCCTGAGCAAGCAGCAGCGCTGATCTACGGCCAGCAGGTCGAGTTCTATAAGAAGGGGTGGCACTCCGGCACCTTCCTGCTATACGACGCCGGGAAGTTCCCGCACGTCCTCATCGAGCAACCCAGAATCGGCGTTGCCATGAAACCGCAAAAGGTGCAGTTGGAAGATTTGAAGGCTGTGGTTGTTACGCAAGAAGAGGGGAGATAGAGAACGTGAGGGATTATTCCCAAGTTTCACCGTTGTTCTGGACCGGGAGTACAGGGAAGAAGCTGCGCGAATTTCCAGTGGCCAGAACGCTCGCTTTGTACCTATTTACGAGTCCAAGCTCAAATATGATCGGGCTTTATTACCTCCCATTGACGACGATCTGCCATGAGCTGAATTACACCGTGAAGCAAGTCCGCGCGGCCTTCCTCGTTTTGTCAGAATTCCAGTTCTGTGAGTACGACGAAGAGTGCGAATTAGTGTTCGTCTTTGAGATGGCTCGGCACCAAATTGGGGAGACGATCAAGGAAAAAGATAAACGAAAAAATGGGATTGTGAAGCAGTTAGAACTCTACCGGAAAACTCCATTAGGACGGAAATTTCTGACTCGGTACGAAAAAGCATTTTTCCAGACGGTGATTTCTAAGGGGCATCCAGAAACTACGGAAGGGGCTTCAAAGGGGCTTCCTGAAAAAAAGCCAACTTTGGGTGGAACTAGAACTAGAACAGGAACAGGAACAGGAGAAGAGCCCCTTCCGGTTTTTGATGAAAACGCGGATCAAACCCTTTTCGAAATTGCCAAGGCATATCCGAAACTCTCGCACCTCGAAAACGAGATGGAAATTCCTTCGGTGATTTTGGAGAAGATCATTCGCGCCGTGGAAGCTGACGGTGCGGAAAAAGTGCTTCGGGGAACCAAGGCATACACGGCGCAACTTAAGGATCGGGAATTTGCCCTTGCTCCCGAGCGGTTCTTTTCGACTTTTGAATACCGAGCGCACCTCGCGAAGTCTGCTCCCATGGTTTCCTCTGGTAATAGCTTTGTGGAGAACAACCGATGAGCACCTCCGCGGAGCTGGTTTCAGCCCAAGGCGTTCCCTCCGCTGTCGATCTGGAGCAATTCCTGCTCGGTAGCATCCTGCTCTGCCCTGATTTGATTTATGAAGCAGGGTCAAAACTCCGGGCTGATGATTTCCTGCCAGAAGAGCACCGCCGCATCTTCGCAACGATGCTTTCTTTGAGCGATCAACGAATTCCAGTTGATATCTTTAGCGTCATTCAAACTATGCAGTCACGCAGCCTTCTCGGCATCAACGGCGGGGACTATATTGGGAGTCTTCCTGGTTCCGCAGTCCGTAAAACCAATGTTGCCTACTTCTGCAAAATCATCAAAGCAAAATCGGTACTACGGGCGCTTCTCCGCTTGTCGGAGCTGGTAGGGCAGCAAGCGCAAGCACCCGATGCCGATCCGGCCGAGATCATTGCGTCAGTGCAGGAATTAACGCTGGACATGCAATCGTCTGGCAGCCAGTTCCGGCACATCGGCGAAGTAATGACGGAAGCCGTCGCCAAACTTGCCGAGCTCCGTTCTGCGCCATCGGAGGGCATCCCTGGCCTCACGACCACTATTGACGATCTGGACATGGCCACCACCGGTATCCGGGATAGCGAGTTCTGGGTAATCGGCGCTCGGCCCAACGTCGGCAAAACGCCATTCGGGATGCAGGTTGCCATTGCCCAAGCTAAACAGGGTATCCCGGTACTCGTGTTCAGCCTTGAGATGCAGGATCTTCAACTCGCGTGCCGCTGTCTGTCCCACGCTGGTATCGCGCGCCCCCGCTCAGTACGTGATCCCAAACACGCCGATGAGTCACAGTGGGCGCGGATTCAGTCAGCCCCGGAACGCTTTTCGAGGATGACGGGAAATAAGCACGATTATCCGCTCTACATCGACGACACACCCGATTTGACCATCAAGCAACTACGCCATATAGCCCGGTACGCCGTCGCAAAACATGGCGTGAAGCTGATTGTCGTGGACTATCTGCAACTCGTGCAAGGCGTGGGCAAGTCGGAATATGAGCAGGTCACATCCGTCTCCAAAGGGCTCCGCTGGCTGGTTCGGGAAACAAAGTGCCCCGTGCTTGCGCTCTCGCAACTCAACCGAGAAGCGAAGGATTTGAGCGTGGCGCCGAACCTCGCCGACCTCCGCAGCTCGGGAGCAATTGAGCAGGACGCCAACGTAGTTGTATTTCTCCACCGACCGCCCGATCCAGACTCTGACAAGGACGCGCTAAATCTCAAAGGCAAAGCCATCGCAGCAAAACTCCGGGAAGGTATCGGGGGCGCAATTGATATCGGATTTGATGTTGAAACACTGACATTCCGCGGAGGATGGAACCGATGAAAAGCGAACGCGAAAAACAGTTAAAGAAAATCATGAAGTTGAAACTTGGGAACGACAAGGCTGCTCAGGAAATTAGGTTGTCGATCGCGTACTCGGCGGGGATGTCGGAAGTCTGGAAAGCGGCCCGCGCATGACCCCGCTGGAACTGGAAACCATGATCGAGAGAGCAGCGATAAAAGAACACATGGGCAAAATTCCCAGGCTCGAAGCGGAACGCCAAAGCCGGGAAGAAATCGAACAGGAAAGAGAGAGCGCAAAGTGAACAAGAAAGCGAAGCAGAATTCGAAGTCAACTTCTCCAGAAGTACTACCGGGAAGCCCTGAGTACGGGATGAAAGTTCTGGATGCCTACGCTGCGGGGCGCACTGCGGAAAAAGATGCCGAGATCACCACTCTGCGCGCATCGCTGTTGTTTGCCAATGAACTGCTAGCCGTTCACAACATGGCGGTCTGCGACCAGCACGCCGTTTCGTGGAAGTTGGATGCGTTCACGAAATGCCCGGAGTGCGGCGGGGTGGAGAAATGAACGAAGCATTTCCCTTATCGTGGCCGACTGGGTGGAAGCGGACGAAGCCCAACAGCAGGATCAAGAGTCCGTTCAAAGCCAGTTTTGCTAGCTCGCGCGACAAGTTGTTAAACGAACTCAAGTTGCTCAACGCAGAAAAGGTTGTGCTCTCGTCAAACATCACATTGCGGCGCGACGGGCTCCCGTATGCGAACGCTCCAGAGCCACCCGATCCCGGAGCAGCGGTGTATTTCGAGTTGAAGCAAAAGCCCATGTGCCTCGCCTGCGACCAATACCGGCTAGTGAGAGAAAACATCATGGCTATCGCGAAAACCGTAGAAGCGTTGCGCGGGATCGAACGCTGGGGAGCCTCGGACATGATGGAACGGGCGTTTACGGGATTCTTGGCGCTTCCCGAGAAAGCCTCAACGCCTTGGCGTGAGGTGCTGGAGCTTGGCGGAGACCGGTCACTTACGCGGGAAATCATTGAAACACAAGCTAAAAAGCTCCTTCGAGCGCATCACCCAGACCGGGGCGGGGACGTTGATAAGTTCCAGCAAATTATTGCCGCGCGGGATGCAGCACGCGCAGAGGTGAAGTTGTGAACCACCGATTACGCAACAGTTTGCCCATCCTCGAAGTCTGCTTATCCCACAAGCCTTCGCATCTGCGGATGATCGTGAGCCCCTCGGACCGTGACGGTGTTTTCTGCCCCACTTGCTGCAGGTGGTGCGCCGTGCCTACGAAATCCGAGTTACGGGCACTCACCCCGCGAAGTTATGTCGATGTGGACGTGACCGCATGAGCGTCCAGCCGGGAGAAATACTGATTCGTGTCATCAAGTCTGATCCGATAAACAGCACCGCGAGTCGCGTTATGCAAAAGGGAGCACATTGGACTCCTGAACTAAAAATTGACCAACAGACATGGGATTCTCCGCCACCCATGAAGGCGTTGCCGTCGAATATCGCTGATCTATCGGGCAGGCGAGTAGGCAGACTGGTTGTATTGGGAAAGCTGGATGGGGCGAAAAGTCTGTGGGTCGTCCGGTGCGATTGTGGGCGATATCTCACCCGCCGTGCCAAATCAATCCGCAATCCTCTGAATGATACCGATGCTTGCGACTTCTGCCGCCACTTGATGTTTTTGAAACGTGACCAGATTCGCAGGTTTACGGGGCAGCAAGTTGCATGGAGGGATTTATGAGCGCCTCCGCCTTCGCCCTCGATCCCTACCGCGTCCCTTTCGCAGAGGAGTTAACGGATATCCTCTGCGCCCATAAGCTCTGCACTCCTCGCAAGCATTGCGGCTGTGGCGCGGTGCTCAGCCAGTGCAACCTCACCGGCGTCTGCGGAGTTTGCACCCGGAAGGCCGCCGACAAACTGGCAGAGCATGTTGTGATGCTGCGCACGCCCAAAATATGCGCTTACCCAGGGTGCGAATGCGAGGTCCACGGCCAAGCGACGAAGCTGTACTGCTCGCGCCGTTGCCGGGATCTGAAATCTGCGGCGTTGAAGCGAGTGAAGCCCGCGGTTGATCCATCGCATGTGTGCTGTGTATGCGGGACTCAACTATTCGGGATTCGCACCCAGATACTTTGCGCGCAACCGTCATGCCGGCAGAAGCGGCAGAACCAAGTTCGCGTAATCACCCGCCAGCATCGGCGCGCGCTTGATGTGGATTTCGCCAAGATTCAACTTTTACGACGCCAAGGCACCGCTAGCGCGTCCGTGGGGTGCGCATAGTGGAAATCTATAGCGTTAGGGAATCGGAGAGCACGGGGACGGGTACAAGTCGCAAGAAAGCAGATTCAGGAACTCTGCCAGAACTGCATTTGCCGGATGCAGTAGACCACCCCGCGCACTACACGTTCGGGAAATTGGAAGTTATTGACGTGATCGAGGACTGGAATCTCGGATTCTCGCTTGGGAATGTCATCAAGTACGTCGCCCGAGCGGAGCACAAAGGCAAGCAGCTTGAGGATTTGCGAAAGGCGCGATTTTACCTGGATCGCAGGATCGCGCAGCTACAGAAAGGGACGGAATGACGGTCGAGGAAATTAAGCTCGGGATGGTTGTACGGCATAAATCAAATCACGAGTGGGTACAGATTAAGACTCGCCCCGACGCGGATGGAAATCTGTATATCAATGGGTCGAGAGATACCTGGTGTCATGTTTCGGAACTTCGCCTGCTGACCGCCCGAGAGCGCGGCGAAACGCAGAAGGTGCAGTCGTGATCGCTACCCGTAGAGCCCCAGCCCGCAAGCCGAAAGCGGCGAAGCTGCCAGTCGCCACGGAACATCAAGAGCAGGTGGCACTTTTCGATTGGCTGGAACTAGAGAGTCGAAAATATCACGAGCTAAGACTTGCCTTCGCTATTCCTAACGGCGCCAGTAAATCCTGGTCACAGGCGAAGAAGTTTCAGGCGGAAGGTTTGCGCGCTGGAGTGCCTGATGTCCTGCTCCCAGTTGCTAGAGGGAAATACCACGGATTGTTTATCGAGATGAAGCGCGCTAAGGGCGGCGTTGTGTCCCCAGAGCAAGAACACTGGCTGCTGTGTATGGAAATTGAAGGTTACCGGACGGACGTGTGCAGAGGCTGGATCGAAGCGCAAGCGGCTGTAATGAATTACATGTCATTGCCTAAACCAACACATGAGGTAATTCGATGACCGACGATTTCAACTTTGCCGAGCGCGACCGTATCGCTTCGCAGCTCGTCCGCAACATCACGGAGTTGGGCTCCCCTGCCCGCGCCGAGTTCCCACTGACCGTAGACGGGGAAGAGTGGGTTGTCACCGTAGCGCGCAAGCAAGAGTCCGAGATACTGCGCACTGCGACAATAAAACCCATCCCAGAGGTCGCCGAGAGCGACAAGCCGGACAAAATCTATATAGACGGAGGTTATGAGGCTGAGATGGAAACAGTATGCACCGAGAGCGCAGCCGAGCCGAACGAAACGATTGATATGTGTGATAAGCATTCGGTTCGGTTTACGAAATCAGAAACGAAGTGCTTTGTGTGCTGGCATTTTGCTGCGGACCAGTTGGAGGCCGTACCCGTCTCGCAGCCAAGCGAACGCTACTGCCCAAATCCATTCATCGGCTACAACTGCGTATATTGCAACGTGAGTTGCAAGTTGATCGACGCGGGTATCGTAGTTGACTCTTACCAAAACGTCTGCCATGAGGCGTGCTTAGTAAAAGTGCGTCCAGATTTCAAGCGGTTTAAGGATGCCTCATGAGCGACGAGAAAGTAAGAGCGATAGGCTCTCATAGCGCCCTGTTTGATGGAATGTGCTGGCCTCTTCCTGACCACCAAGCAGCTTGGAGGATACGTTTCGGAAACCCAACAAAGGCTGACATGGCGCAAGCTGCGCGGGAAATGGACGCCTACGCGACCCTGCTAGTTCGCTCACAGAAGCAGCGTAACGCGCTCTGCGAAAACATCAAAAAGGCATACGGAGAGGTGACACGATGAGCGACTTATCAGATTGGAGCAAGATGAACGAAAAAGCAGCGGAAAGACTCGCAATGCCGCCTAATTCCGTTCCCCCTGACTCTGGGGAAGCACGCCAGGACGCAGGCAGGCAAGCCGTAGTCCCCACCAATGCAGGATTAGACGCGCAGATAGTCAAAGCCTGCGTGTTGCAGGACGATCCACAGGAGGACACTGATTTCGCAGAGATAACCGTCGACGCCATAGATTGGCTGGACGACTACGCGGAGCCTATTCGCATCCGGGATGGAGAACATAAAGCACAGATCGCAAGAGCGTTGATTGAGTTCGCGGCCCATGTCTGCAAGGGGCGCGATAAGGAGATCAAGCGGCTGACGAAAGCGGTAGTGGGAGCGCGGGATGATTTCCGGTGTATCTTGCGAAAGTGCGAGATGAGGGAATTCTCGAACGACTACAGCCACCAGGACGTTGAGGGAATCGCCCGACAATCCGTGAGCGCGGCTGATGCCGTGTTGGAGCAGGCCCCTGATGTCTAGCCCTCTGGCTCAGAAGATGGCAGACTGTGTACTCAAAGCAGGGTACGTCCCCACCGACACCACCACGGAACTAGCCGAGCAGATCGACAAGATCCTAAACGCAGCACCAGAACCACGCCAACTGGCGAAAGCAGCAGGAAAGGGTTAGGACGTGTTTTGTTCGAGAACGATGATCGTGAAAGGCTCGGACGGTAGGTGCGAAACCTACTGTGTCCGTGACAAGGATCACACGGGCGCATGCTCAACCAAGTACGACCCGTATGTGGATATCAAGACGTTGCTCATCCCGAGCAAGGAACTAGCGAAGGCCGGCAACCGCTTAACCGGGTACTGGCCGTTCACGCGGCCAGCGCCTTCTGGTTCCTCAGCATCTCAATCGCGGATCGTAGGTCGGCGTTCTCGTCCTTCACCATCCGAAGCTCGGCATAGCCAGAATCCAGCAACTTCCCCCAGGACTCAATGTGTTTTTGCCAGCGTTCCTGCTGCGCGGCCATCTCAGCGCAGTGCTCACAGTGCTCTACGGTGTAAATCAGCGTTCGGACGTGGCTATCGGCGTACTCCATGAGGTGTCTCCTTATCATCTTAGATGCGTATAGTTTAGCAATTCAACTATCTATTTACTAACAATAATCGCAATCGATTCAGAGACTTACGAATAATCAGGGCCAAAAGTAGGAAATCTTACTACGTAGCCAGCCGAATAGGATGTATATTGAGGAACGTACCTACAAGGTTTTGTGGCTTGAAATAGCATTCCCATCCTGATACGGCGTCTGCCCGCGCGAATCAGCGGAGCTGCCAAGTAGGTCATTCCCCTATGCGATTTCCTGTTTTTGAATCCGCCGCCCAACCGGGCGTTGATGCTCCTATGCTCAGAAAGTCCTATGCCTACTGCTGTGAGCGGGTAGCGGATGGCACGCATCACTGGCTCCCTGCCAAGAAAGACGGCATTCAGGCGAACCCGCCCGCACTGGTAGATGGGGACGATGACTGGCTGACTATCGCGGGCGACGGCGCATTGAACTTCCATGATTCCGTGAACAACGGGATCGGATCAGCCGACGAGAAGCGCGTGGCTTTCCGGGACGATCAGAGGCTGACTCGGGCGGAGTCGCTGGCGATGCGCAAGGTGCGCAATTATGGCATCGACCCGCACACCATGCAGCGGATGCCAAGTTGGGCTGATTGCATTCGAACCGTAGCGCACCTGGAGCCCCGCATCGTCAGGATCTACGCATGAGTGATACGGCTGTAGCAATGATCTGCGACACGATTAAGTGGCTAGCAGGCGGAGCGACAAGCCTATTTGTAGCGGCTTGGATGTTGGGATTCTTCGACAGGGAGTAGTCGCCTATGATGCCTGAACCTGTTCGTCCATACGTCCCCATGCTCTGCTGGCGCTGCAAGACAGACCAGAGCTTTATGCATGAAGGCGCAAAGCGTTGCTCAAATTGCGATGCTCCCGTGAATCCTCCGGCGCACTGGCTAAAGAAGAAATAACCCCAAGTTTTGCACGGCGGCGAGTCCTCGTAACTGGTTCCAGTTCCGACTCAGCCAAGAGATTGTGGGTTAGCCCCACCCGTGCATTGCGGGGATGGAAGGGAACACGGCATACCGAGCTAGCTGCTCATCTACGCGCCGTCCCGGAATCCCCGCACAAATTCTAAGCACTGAACCTTTCGTTAGAAACTCCCTAACGAAAGTGAACGGCATTATCTTTTCGTACGAGGCACGACCATGCGGAATATCGCCAGCGCATCGCAACATCACGCCCAAGCTCACAAGTTGATCGACCTAATGCAGCCAGCGGTCGTTCAAGCGCGAGTGTTCATCGTCGTACCCCATCCTCATGGCGTCGTATCGGGCATGGTAATCGCTCGCTTCAAAGGCCAACTCCATGTCTAAATATGGCCCGCCTTGCACGGTAGATCACAGCCACGAGCCGATGCGCTGTACGGCGTGTAACCGGGTATTCCCCGGCGCGGCGGCTTGGCTGGCCCATTCCAAAGCGTGCAAGAAACGGGCGAAGCGGATGGAGATGCTGCGAATAGCCACGGAGAGCGCATGAATTCAATAGGCATCCACGAAGCGGGGACATTGCAGGGCTTGGGATAAAGACATTTGAGGATAGGGGTAGCTCCCGATAAGCCCGGTACTCCGCCGGGCTTCCTCATTGGTGTAACGGAGAGTCATGAATGGAGATCATGCCAAATGAGAACGCAAGAGCAACGAGATTACGATCAAAAACGTTATTGGGAAATGAGGGCCGATCCGGCTCTATGGGCGGCTTATCGGGAGCGTAAGAATCGCGAGGTCGCAAGGTTAGCAAAGAGAATACCGGGATACGAGGGCGGACGAAAAGCACGATGGCGAGCAGCCAACCCGGAGCATTCCGAACAAACACGACGGGCAAACCACGAAGTAGATGCAGCGTTACGCGTTGGTGTTTTAATCCGCCCCGATAGGTGCCAGATGTGTAATTCTGAATGCAAAACGGAAGCTCATCATGCGAGCTATGAGCCGAAATATTGGTTAGCTGTGAGATGGCTTTGCCGAGATTGCCATTCTCTGCTGCATTATCCACTTACAGATTTGGCGATGCCGCAGTGTTGAAACGGGAAGTTTCTCGGGCAGGAAACCCACGGCGCGGCCCCATTGAGCTTTGCAGTTCAAACGAAAAAGAGATGTTGACTTGCCCTGCTTTTCCTAAGCACCTCACCTCTCCACTCATTCAGACCCACGACCTGTGCACCAAGCTCTACGCTCTCCAGTCCGGCGAACCTCGGGTGTGGATGCTGGACAACGGAAAGTGGCAACTGATCCGAGGATTAAGCAACACCGAGTGGGAAATGTTGGGCGTGACGGCAAAGCGGCTGGAAGCGGTCGCAGCGTAAATAGTGGCGAGACAGTAAACAAAATCCGCAACACGTCGAACTACTAGAATCCAGAATTCATTGGCATTTATGGGGTTCAGTGTTCGCACAGTAAAAACATTTGGATGTGATTAGCGATGGCAAAGGCATTCACTGATAGACAAGAGACATTCATCGCGGATTATTGCCGCCACAAGAACGGCTCCAAAGCTGCGCGGAAAGCTGGCTGCCCAAAGGACTCCGCAGGCGTGCAGGCGTCCAAGTGGCTAAAGAATCCTAAGATATTAGCCGAAATCAATCAAAGGTTAGCCGGTTCTGCGAAGAAATTGAATGTTACCGCCGACCGCGTCCTTGCGGAGCTTGCCAAGTTGGCGTTCTTTGATCCTCGCAAGATGTTCAATCCAGACGGTTCCCCAAAGCAAATCCTCGATCTGGATGATGAGACAGCGGCGTGTGTGGCCGGTCTTGAAGTAAATGAGCTATTCGAAGGTGACGGCGATCAGAAATACGCTTACAGGCTCATCAAGAAGATCAAGCTCTGCGATAAGCGAGCGGCACTAGTAGATCTCGGCAGGCACCTTAATTTATTCACGGAGAAAGTAGAGTTGACAGGCGCGAACGGTACTCCCCTGATTCCTGCCCCGCTGAATCTCTCGAAGCTTTCCATAGACGAGTTGAAATCCCTGCGCGATATGGCGGCGAAGGCGGCCCCCGATGCAGCTACCCAGTGAAGATCAGATTGTGGCTGAGTTGTGCCGCCGGAGTCTCGCGGAGTTCGTAAAAGAATCATGGAAGGTGATTGAACCATCGACGGAGCTGGTGTGGAATTGGCATATCGATGTCATTTGTGACCACGTGCAGGCGCTGCTTGAGGACCGACTGGGGCTCAAGAACCTGATTATCAACGTCCCACCCGGGAGCATGAAGAGCACGGTGCTTAGCGTGTGCACCCCTGCTTGGATGTGGACCCGGCGCGCGGGATGGCGCGGGCTGTTTGCCTCTGGCAACGAGAGCGTGGCGCTTCGCGATTCCATGAAGTGCCGTGACGTTCTGGAGTCGGACTGGTATCGGCGTCTGTTTTCCCCGCAGTGGGGGTTTGCCAAAGACCAGAATGCGAAGGGCAACTACCGCAACACGGCGCATGGATTCAGGCGTGCGATCTCGGCGGGCTCACGAATCACCGGAGACAGGGCCGACGACATCTTCGTAGACGATTCCAACGATGCGGCAGGCGGTAAAGCAGAGCGCGACTCAGTAATTCAATGGTGGGATGACGCCGCTTACAACCGCTTGTCGGACATGACGGCGGGACATCGGTGCGTGATTCAACAACGATTGCATGAAGAGGATCTGACCGGCCACATCCTAGCGACTGACCGGGACGCATGGGCCTACCTAATCATTCGGCAGGAGTACGAGAAGCCGACCAAAGAGGACCCGGATTACCTGCCCACCCCGCTGGGATGGGTGGATCCGCGCGGGCAAGAAGGGGAATTGTTCTTCCCGCAGCGCTTCCCGGCTGATGTGGTTGCCTCAGAAAAGCGCATCAAGGGCTCGGCTGGTTACGCCGGGCAGCATCAACAGCGGCCATCGCCGAAAGAGGGAACGATCTTCAAAAAGGGCTTCGTTCGCCTCTACAAACAAGGCGCAGAGCCGAAGTTTCGCCGTATCCTGCTCAGTGCCGATACGGCATTCAAAGAGAAGCAGTCGAGCGACAATAGCGTGATTCTTGCCGCGGGGGAATGCCGCGAAGAGGGCCGGGCCGGAATCTATCTGCTCGATCGCTGGAAAGAGCAGGTTGGTTATCCGGATCTGAAGGCGAAGGCGAAGACGCTGGGTGCGAAGTGGAGCCCTGAGGCGTTTCTGGTGGAAGATAAAGCCAGCGGACAGAGTCTGATTCAGGAACTCAAGCGCGACACGCTTCTGCCTATTGTCGCGGTACAGGTAGACAAGGACAAAGTAGAACGCGCCAACGCCTGCACGCCATCGTGGGAAGCCGGCAACATCTATGTTCCCGAAGATGCTCCCTGGGTGGATGACTTTCTGGATAACCTGTACGGATTCCCGCGAATGGCGCATGACGATGATGTGGACGCATTCACACAACTGGTGCTCTACGTGGTGAGCGGCATGGGCATCTTCGGCGTGCTGGAAGCGGCCAAGAAACAGAGGGCAGAGATGGACGCATCACGCGAGTCGATGAATAAAGTGCAGGTCTCCGATACCAATGGGATGCGTTGTCCGAAGTGCGATTCGCTGGCTGTGTCTCGGCTGGGCGCGGGCTTCCGCTGTGGGCAGTGCGCCAACCAATGGAGTCCGGAGAAGGTGATGACGGCGGCCCGAGGGATGGTGAAATGATCAAACATATTCTGCAAGTTAGCGGATCTCCGTATCACTTCAAAGCTTTAGAGGCTTTCGTTGAGACGGTGAGAGCTGGACATGGCGACGGCACGACGGTCAACTTCAATTGGGATGATCGAATCTCGGTGCTGTTGTCCAAGTCGGGCGAACTTCAGGCGCTGATTGTCTGGCGCGATATCAAGTGGAACGCTACCGCGTTCATTCTCCAAGGTTGGGTTGATCCGAAACACCGTCGCAAAGGGATCTACGGCAAGCTCTACGCAGCCGTGAAGATACAGGCAAAGAAATGCGGATGTCGATTCTTGGCAGGGGCAGTCGCTCCCGATAATGCTGCAATTCTGGCCGTTGCAAAACGTCAGGGTCGAAAAGTAATTGCACTTACAATTCAGGAAGACATCGAATGATCTGGCTCTCTTTACGTGACGCCCTACTCTGGCTGGTGTTCATGCTCATCCCGCCCCCGGCTAAGCTGCGCGCTATCCCCAGCATAGATCCGAACGCAGTCTGCCCAGCGTGCGGCCACCGGCAAGGCCAGATCCGCGCTGTGCTCAATGGTGCGGCGACGGTGGTTCAACATCAGTGCACAATCTGTCAGTGCCGCTGGTACGAAAAGCCGATTTTGAGTGATGTGTTGAAAGTTCACGGCGTTGCGGAGGTTAGCTAGTCATGTGGACACCATTTAAAAAAGGTACAGACATCTCCGGTCTCGCCGCCGCCATGACGCGCATTCGCTCCACTGCCTATGCTTCCACCGGCAAGTTCATCGCTGGCGTGAATGAATCGAACTGGCCCTCCGCCCTGCAGCCGGTGGCTCCGGTTGGGCCTCCAGGCTCGCAAGTCCTCTTCCGTCCCCTACAGATGGGGCAGAACCTGCAGATTACTCCGCGCTGGGACTCGCGCTACAGCGCCGCCGCTTTGCAACGTCTTGCCCGGTACCCCTTGGCGCGGATCTGCATCGAGAACCAGAAAGACAATATCTGCTCCCTGGAGTTCAAGATTCAGAGCACACGCAAGGAAGGTGAGCCTAATGAGGATCACTCCAAGCGCGATCTGAAAGACAAGAACATTGGGATGCTGCGCGATATTATCGCCGACTGGTGGCAGCGTGACATGCGCTCCCTGTTAGAGGATATGTTCGTGCTCGATGCGCCGGCCACCTACCTCCGCCGCAACGGGGCAGGGAAGATTTCGGAACTGCGTTGGGTGCCTGGTGCCGATATCGTCGTGAAAGTAGATGACCAGGGCTTGGTCCCGATGGATGGCGAGTCCGTAGCCTACCAGCAGAACTGGTATGGGATGCCGCGCATCAACTTCACTTCGAATGATCTGTTCTATTCGCCGCGCAACATCGTCCCAGATTGCGAAGACAAGTCGCGCGCCTCATATTTCTACGGCTGCAGCCCGACGGAACAAGCCGCGCCATGGATCGAGACGGGCATGATGCGTCTTGAATTCGTCATGCGCTATTACAAAGATGGCAGTATCCCCGATGCGATGCAGATCGTGCCGCCCGGTATCGCTCCCGACACCAAAAGCGAGGCTGAAGAGGTAATCAACGCCACCCTCGCGGGCGAACTTGGTGCTCGCCGTAAGTTCAAACTGGTGCAGGGTTTCACTGAGGGCGGGAAAGATCAGTTCATCTTCCCAAAAGAAAAGCTGCTGACTGACATTTTTGACGAACTGCACATCCGGCAGGTTGCTTTCGCTTACGGAACCAGCGCACAGCGGCTGCTCAAGGCAATGAACCGGGCCTCCGCTGTGGCCGGTCAGGATGCAGCAGAAGAAGAGGGCACGAAGCCAATCGTAACGTGGCTAAAAAGCTACATCGACTGCATCATTCAGCAGAAGATGGGGCTACGTGGTTACGAGTGCATCTTCGACCAGTCGCGCGAGAACGACCCAGAGATTCAGTCCAAGATCGATGACACCTACGTCAACGATGGCTCTATGACGCGCAACGAAGTACGGGTAGCACGCGGAATGGATCGTTCCTCGGAGCCAAACGCCGACAAACTGGGCATCAAGGTTGCGGCTGGGGTGGTATTTCTGGATGGTAGTTCGCTGGGCGCAACTTCTCCGGAACCTGCAGCCTCAGGCGCAAAGCCGAACCCAGACGATGCAATCCCTGTTCCGCCTAAAGTTGGCAAGCCTGCCGCTAAACTAGCCAAGGGATCACGCCCAACCATCAACCCGCGACGTGTCACAAAGGCATCCCGTGATGCTGTGGATGAGATCACCAAAGCTATTCACAATATCTTCGTGAAGCACGCTGGCACGCTGGCGGGTGCGGTCGAAAAGCACTACAAGAAGATGGTAAAGGTTGACGACGGTAAGCAGGAGATCACGAAAGTGCTCAACGTGCTCGACTGGTCCAGCCTTCCCGATGAAGTCCAGGCTGAATTGCTATCGGCGGGCGTATCCGGTGTAGATGCCGGATTTACGCAATTGAATGTGGATGACAGCGGCCTTATCAACAAGGCGAACACGATCGCTGGAGACTACGCTCAAAAACGTGGGGCTGAAATGGTCGGCATGAAGTGGGTAGATGGTGAGCTGGTCCAAAATCCCGATGCGGAGTGGGCTATTTCGGACACCACGCGGGACAAAATCCAGTCGCTGATCGACAAGGCTTTCAAGGATGAAACGAAGTGGTCCGACCTCATCGACCAGATCAAAGAGAGCGATGCGTTCAGCCAATCCAGGGCGGCGATGATCGCTAAGACGGAAGTCGCCAACGCTCAAGTGCTCGGAAACCTCACAGCGTGGAAAGAAACGGGACTTGTCGAAGAGGTTGACTGGGTTCTCGCGGGAAATCACGAAGATGAACCGGACGACGAGTGCGACGACATGGCAGAGGGTGGCCCGTACGCGATGGATGATCTTCCAGAGTACCCTCAGCATCCGCAGTGTATGTGCCTACTTGTAGCGAGCCAGATTAAGGATGATTCCGAATGATTGAACCGAATACTCCAGCATCTCCGCAGTCCCCCACCCGCGCAGAGATGTACGCCGCGCTCCATGACGACACCACGCCGATCCCGGTAAAGCGCTTCCTCCGCGAGACGCTGTACGGGCAGGCGAACGGACGGCGCGAAGAGCGTAGCCGGTTGATTCGCAGGCTCCGCGGCTCCTTGCATACGAACGTGCTGGCTGAGAAAACGGATTCAGTCGGTAAGAACTTGAAGTACCAGATGGGCTACCTGACCAGCAACAAGCCCAAGCGACCGGCCGGGATGAACACGAAGCAATGGCAGGCCGTCAGGCGTGCGGTTCGGTTGGAAGTCAAGGCCCGACACGCGGTAGGAGTGTAGAAATATGGCAATACGTCAGCCGCTAGCAACTCCCAGTGATCTACCGGCAGAAGCGGTGGACAAAGTAGCCGCCGCGCTCAATCCCTTGATTGCCGATGCGTTCGCGCTGTACCTCAAAACCAAGAACTTTCACTGGCACTTGAGCGGCCCGCGCTTTCGTGATTTGCACTTGCTCTTTGACGAACAGGCCGATCAGTTACTCGAGAGTATTGACCCGTTGGCCGAGCGCGTGCGCAAGTTGGGGCGGTTGACCCTGCACAGCGTGGGCGAAGTTGCCAAACTTGCATCGATCGCCAACGACGATGAGGGATACGTCGAGGCTGCCGACATGGTAACTCGTCTCCTTGAGGATAACCGTGCCATGGTGGTCAAGCAGCGCGAGGCACTCGCCGTGGTGGCCGACGCCAACGATGGAGCAACCGAGAATCTCCTGCAGTCGCTCATCGATGACACGGAGCGGCGTGTCTGGTTTTTGTATTCCATCTCGCAGAACGAGTAACTCACGAATTCAGGCCCACCTTCTATGAAAAAGCTAGCAGTCATTCTCTTGCTCTGCGCACTGGCCCCAATGGCAGCAGCGCAGAGCCCTGCCTACACCGGCTATCCATACGCCTCGCTAAACGCGGCTAATTCCGCCGGTCCGGGCACTATTTATAGCGTGCAGCCGATGATGTACTCATACACCTGGACGGTGGCAGCAAGCGGAACGATCAGTGCAGCGACCATCAATTTCGAGGGGTCGCTCGATGGGGCCACCTGGTACATGCTCGATCAGGCCGCCAATACTGATGCTAACTGGTCGGCAGGTGAGATGCGTCACGTAGTCAATAAGCCGATCAACTTTCTGCGACTTAACCTGGTCTCGATTGTCGGTGGCGGAACTGTAACCGGCAAGATATCCCTGTTCCGCTGAAAGGACTTCCATGAAAGCTAGAATTCTGCTCGCACTGCTGTTGCTTTCGGGAGCCTCGATCGCTCAAACTCAAGTCAACGGCACGGGGACAAACGTCACAGGGGTTGCGAATCTTCCTGCTGGCTGGACATCAACCAGCTCGGGAGCCACGCAAGTGGTCACCGATCCAGGGTCGCTCGCGGTGGGCGCGACGGCGCTAATCGCAGATGGATTGCAGCCAGTAAATGTGATGGCCGCCGCCTATGGCGCGAAGGGAGATGGAGTCACCGACGACACGGCGGCGATTCAGGCTGCCATCAATGCAGCATTCGGGCATAGCGGAGAAGTTTGGTTTCCATCTCCATCGGTTCGTTACTTGATCGCATCCGGCCCCGCTATTCTGAAGACTGGGGTATCGCTTCGCGGAGTGATGCCGCAAACCACCTACATTGCCGCAAATGTACCGGAAGGTACTATGCAACCTGCGGGGGGAACGTGGTTTGATTGTCATGGAGGAACCTGTTTCAGTGGTTCCGGTTTGCGTGGCGTAAACGTTAATAGATTGGGTTTCCAGAACTTCGGGGCGACGGCGATCAATCTGGGCGGAAATGGCATTGACGGTATCGCCTTTTCGAATTGGCGTGATCTGCAATTCTATGGCAACCCAACGTGCTGCAGCTCGGATACAGCAATCGCTGTAACCAACTTTGCCGGATTTGGGCTGGAGCGTATCAACGCGACGGCGGTTAATACGCTGGTTCGTGCGACCTCGCAGAACAGCTACGATCAACCGGGTAACTCGGTGTGGATTGATCTGATGGCGCAAACCTATCCGAAGTCGGCGGCCAATGGAAACAACACTGCGAGCAAAGCAGGACTTGTATTTACCACGGCGGCTCCAACTTCGGGGAGCGCCCTGACCTTGGACTACATCACTGTCATACGCCCACAAATTCAACTTTCCGGTGGTGATTATACGGGCTCGGCAATTTCCCTCATCGGTGGGCCTGCCGGAGTTTCAGGAATCGGGATTTACGATGCCGACCTGGAGGGAGCCTGGCTTTACGGCTTCAATTTGAGTAATGCTTACAACAACTATCTCGGCACGCTCATCACCGCGCAAAGCGCCTCCTCTTGGACATACAATCTCGACTCGCTATCTGCTTTCAACACTTGCTTTTCGACCTACGACCGTTCAACAGTGCAGGACGCTTCGGGCAGCAATATGTACTACGGCGCGTTTTGGCAGAACTACACCAATATGTCCGGCGCTTTCCGGTCGCATGTTAGTGGGGCCTTTGGCACGGCGGGGACGTTCTCTGTCGGAGGGCTGACGAATACGTTATCTATGCCGGGGACGGGCGACACGATCAAGGCGACTGGAGCCCTCTTCATCAATTCTGCCGGTAACAATACAATTTTCCAATCGAACGGCACGTCAATGATTCAGCTATTGAGCACTGGAATGTTCTTTCAGGGGTCAACTAACCTCATACAGACACCCAGTTTTATGTTCCTCAACGCAGCAACGAACTCGATGAACTTGCAGGTTGGTGGCTCAACCACGGCGCAGATTACTTCTGGTGGGCTGTACCTGCAAACCGGAAAAGCTTTTCAGGTTCCCTCAATTAAAGCAACTACCGGCACGCGCTATGTCTGCGTAGATACTTCCGGGAATATCACCTCATCCGCAGCCGTGTGCAGCGGGACGTAGGCAGCGTCGGTATCAGCACGACAGTACCAAGCAGGCCGCTCCATTCGGGGCGGCTTTTCTATGTACGAAATTCATTCGTTTAAGTAACTCCGAGGTTCAATTCCTATGATTAAAAGCGACGCGCAAGTGCCGAGCCATGTTCCCGCCGTGAAGCGCACTACGTGGCGCGCGGCGTGGAATGGAGCCTACCAGAAAGCTCTTATTGGCGGGCTCACCGCCGAACAGTCCGAGGCCCAGGCGCTGAAAGATGCCGACGCTTCGCTCCACCATTACGAGAAGCGTTTTCGCATCGCCAAGATTGACAGCGACAAGCGCGAAGCGTGGGGCATCTTCACCAACGAAGCGGAAGACAAATCCGGCGAAATCTGCGACTACGAGGCCGCGAAAGCGGCCTTTAAGTCGTGGTCCAAGGAAGCCAAGGACGCGACCTCGAGATCAGGGCAGAGCGTCTCGCTCGGGAATGTCCGCTTTCAGCACTCCATGACCCCGGTGGGGAAAGTTATCTCCATTGAGTACCGCGACGACGCCAAGGAAGTCTACGGCGGCACCTACATCAGCGACGATCAAGCGTGGCAGATGGTGAAAGACGGCGTGCTCACTGGCTTCTCCCAGGGCGGCTCGTACGACTGGCGCAAGTGCAACGTCTGCGGAACCAACATTGAGTACGGCTGCGATTGTCCGCAATGCGAAAAGCCGGTAGTGATTCGCTTCGGTCCGGAAGTGGCCGAGATGAGCGTGGTAGATAACCCGTGCGTAGCGGATGCGCACTTTGACGCGGTGAAGGCCGCCGGAGAAAACGAGATGGCAAAGGAAATTACAGTGCCGCCTACGCCGAAGCCAAAACCGGAAGCGGTAAAGGCAAAGGTTGGCGAGATCGCCAAGGAACTCGGCGCGCTCGCAGCCAAGGATGTACCTACCGCCGAGGACATTAAAAAGGGAATGTACCAGATTGGCCAGCTCGCCGAGCTTCTCGCATCCGCTGCCTATCTGCGAAATTCCAGCATTGCCGAGGCAGCCTACGAAAACGATCCCACCGACCTGGAGATTGCCGACGATCTTGACGAGTTTATCGCAAGCGGAGCTGAGATTTTGAAGCAGCTTGTGGAGCACGAAACAGCCGAACTTACCGCGCGCAAGGCGCAAGGAGAACAGAAAACCATGATTAAAGATGTAGCTGGAAACGATCTGGAGAAGTCCAGCGCCACCCTGCCCGGTCACCTCAAAGAGTGCGCCAAACTGCACAAAGCGGTAGGCGAGGCTCACTCCGATGTAGCCAAGGCTCATGCCGCAGCGTCGGAAAATGAAGATGTTTGCGACGCGGACAAGAAGTGCCATAAGGCCGCCGCAAAATCCGAGGACAAGATCGCCAAGGCGCACGGTGCTTTCGCCGAGAAGTGCGACAAGTGTGCGAAGGACATGGAAGAGGCAGACAAAGCCGCCAAGACTGCCAAGGCCGCGAACTCTGGCGATGTCTCTGGGGAAGTTACCGGGACCATGCAGGACCTGGTCAAAAAAGCTGTTGCCGACATGCGGGAAAACCCTGAACTTCAGGCGGAAATAAAGAAGGCCGTCGCCGTGCAGATGCAGAAGGCTTTGGAGTCGACGCTGGTTGCGCCGCTACCTCAGCCTAAGCCGGAAGCTGCTGCTGGAACTGAACCCGTCGCCGAACTCAACAAGGGCGCAAAAGATACCACTCCCGTCCCACGTTTCGGCGAGGGCGTAGTGAAAGAATCTTTGATCAAGCTTTCCCCGAACGATACCGGTCTGTAATCCCAGCCGCGCAATCCGGCCACACAAGATCACCTCATAAATCTCTAGAAGGAGATACCAAGCTATGTTTACCGCTACCAAGGCCGCTGCCAGCTACGATCAATATCAGGCTGGAACCCAGGCTTTTTATTCCCTGAACAAGAGCCTGAAAGAAAAAGCTCTCGCTCAGAACGACGTTGCCATGATCGACAAATACAAGGAAGCGCCCGACGCTCCCAATGCTTCCGACACCGATGCCGTCAAGAAGTACAACTCGGATCAGAAGATGCGCGAGAAGGTCGCCAAAGGCCTCGTCCGAAAATACATCGAGGCCTACCAGTCCGGCTCGCTTGCCAAGGCTGGAGTCTCTTCGACCTCTGGTTTCGACTTCTACGACCTGCGAGGACCTGCGTACTTGCTGTACCCGGTTAACACGCCGAAGCGCAACAAGATTCCCCGCGTCGGTAAGCAAAACGCCGGTTGGGGCAATGCGGCACACTGGAAGGCCACCCGCAACCTCGGCTCGCCGTACGGTGGCGCTACCGAAGGTAACCGCGTCCAGACGGCAACGCCGGACGAAATCAACTACCTCACGATGTACGCGCAGGTCGGCGTGGAGCGTGCGGTAACCGATGAAGCGCAGTGGGGCGGCGAAGGCTTTACCGATGTGCTGGCGGATGAGAAGATCCGTTCACTGCATCAGATCTTCCTCCAGGAAGAGTCTCTGATCTGGATGGGCAACAACGGCAATACCTCGACGGGGCTCGGCTTCCGTCTCGGCACGCCAGCAACTCCGACCACGGCGCTGCAGAGCGGCGCGGGCTTGACCACCGGGCAGTACGTCTCGGTCGCATGTGTGGCAATCACCGCGCTCGGCAACCCCAACAACGCGCAGTACGGCTACGTTCCGGTTCCCTCGGTTGCGGCTGGCTTGACTCCGACCTACACCTACACTTCGCCGGGAACCAACAATACCATCACGGTCAACGGCGGAACCTCGGCAATCTCGGCGATTTCTGCCCCGTTGCAAACCACCACGGGTAACAATCAGGTTGTGGCGACTGCGACCCCGATCAAAGGCGCATACAGCTACGCATGGTTCGTGGATATTGAGGCCACCAACACGGGCACGCTGGCCAACGCCAAATTGGCCGCCATTACCACGCTCCCGACCTACACCGTGATCGGCGCTGCGGCTGGCACGCAGACGGGCTCGGCAACTGGCTTGAATGTGGACAGCAGCTTCAACGCAACCGACTTCTCCGGACTGCTGACCATGAACGCCGTTACTGCAGGCGCTTACTCCGTTAATATGCTGGGCGGTCTACTGACTCCAGGTAAAGACGGAACTATCGTCGAGTTCGAAGCTGCGTTGCTCTATATCTTCACCAGCTTCCAGTGCGGCGTTTCGGCCATCTGGGGTTCGGCGGATGCAATTAATGCTGCTCGCGGGGCCATCCTCTACGGCGGATCTGGGATGAAGAGCCAGATTATCAACCTGACGCGCGATCAGCAGGGCAACATGCTCGGCGGAAACATTGTCTCCGGTTACCTCTCGCCTTATGTTGTGGGTGCGATGGGCGGATCGGCTGCGATTCCGCTAAACATTCACCCCATGCTGCCAGCAGGGACGATCTACTTCGACATCGAGGACAATCCGTACCCGCAGAGCCGTCTGGATAAGACGGTGGCGATGCTGGTACGCCGCGATTACAACTCGGAAGACTGGCCACGCACCACGCGGCAGTACACGTTCGGCACTTATGTTGATGAGGTGCTGGCGCACTACCTGCCGTGGATCGCTGGTCAGATCACCGGCATTGGCGGTTACGCTAAAAACTAATAATCTCACCACTCTGCGCGCTAGAGGCCAGTATTTAACTGGCTTCTAGCCGCCGGGGAGAGGAGCCCATGATGGCTTATAGTGTGACATTGCAGATTGTCGCTGGTGTAACCACGATCATCTGTAAAAGCGGGAACAGATACACCGCCAACGTTCAAGGGACGGTTACTGTAACCAACCCTTCTGACGTTGCGGAATGCATACAGGCGGGCTGCGTCTTTATCCAGACTCCAGCGGATGCACTCATCGCGACTGCTGGCGGCGGTCAAGCGTCTGCTCTTGCACTTACGGCGGCCATCAATCGAGTTACTACGGTGTCAAGCGCCAATGATTCCGTAAAACTTCCCATGGCGGTTCCGGGAATCACAACCACGGTTATTAATGCTGCCGCCGCCAACTCTATGAATGTATTCCCAATTGCCGGGGAGATCATCAATGCGCTGGCCGCCAATGCCGCGTTCGCGATTGCAGCCGGGAAGACAGCGACATTCTCTTGTGCGGGCATCAAGCAGTGGCATTCCGTTCTGAGTTCCTAAATATATCGCTGCATTGCTCCTACGGGGCCGATACGGAACACAGTCGCCGGCCCCGTTTTTTCTGAGGTATCCGAAATGAGACAGAAAGTAATATCGCCCGAGAAGATCCAGCGTGAGGGGTACGTTTCCCCCAAGCCAGAACACTTTAGCCCTCCTCCACCATGCCTTCCGCCGCGTCCGAGGCCGCAATCTCCGATTACTCTTTCCCCGCCGAACGTCATCGTGGAAGAGGTTATTAAGGGCGAGGTCGTTAAGGTTTCTTCCACACGGTTGAGCGTTAAGGAGTACGAGTCGCGCACTGAGTTCGAAGACGGGATCAACAACCAATCCGGCAAGCTCCATAGCTGGCAGGTTTACAACGGTCGCTGGATCGCAATTTTTGAGGGATAACGCATGAACCCATCGCTAGTGGACCTGACGACCGTTGCCGCAGTGAAGAGCTGGATGAGCGCCTATGGCGATGCCTCGCTGGTCAAAAGCGACGACGCCAACATTCAACTGGCGATTACCTCAGCCTCTCGCGAATGGATGCGCTACACCGGGCGCGGGCCGAAGGACTGGCAGATTACCAACCAGTCGCCATTCAGCCAGGCGCTGAGCTTCGATGAGACTTACGACGGCCACAACAATGACCGTCTGTTTTTGGACCAGTTCCCGGTTCTCTCTGTGGCTTCGGTCACTGTCAACGGTGTACCGATTCCGCCATCTACAGGCGCAACGATCCCCGGATGGGCGATGCACTCAGACCGCAAGAGCCTAATCCTTCGCAGCTATCGGTTTCACCGCGGCACGCAGAACGTGGAAGTCACGTACAGCGCTGGCTTTACCGCACAGATCGTGACCGGCGAGGTGCAGAACGTTCCCGGTACGCCGGGCGCGTGGGCTGCTGGGAATATCGGCCTGAATCAGATTATTTTCGATGGAGTTAACGTGCAGCAGTGCGTTAAGGCTGGGCAAACCGGGACCGTTTCGCCTCTATGGCAAACCGTAATCGGCGAGCAGACCCCAGACAGCCGCGCGACATGGGAATGCCTCGGACCGCTATCGCAGTATTACGTTGTGCGGGCGCTACAGGCTCCAGTGCTGCTGGATGGTACGGTTGCCTACTTCGCAGACGAAGCGCCTCTCTTGCCCGTGTTGGTGGCTCCCAGTGTCGGCGAATACTGCGTCCTCTCCACCGGTGCGTACCTCTTTAGTGCGGCAGATGCAGGAGCACAGATCGTATTGAGCTACACCGCTACGGGCGCGCCGGAAGACATCCAGCTCCGCACCGCGCAGATGGTGGCAACGTCCTTGATTCGCCGTAAACATTGGGACTTGAAATCTGAGGCTATCGCGGCGCTCGGCACGACCGCCTATCGCGATTGGGCACTGGCTCCCGAAATCACGCAGGTCATGGACTACTACAAGAGGTGGCATTGAGTGCTTGAAATCACCGTCGATGCCTCAAAGGTAACCGCAGGACTTGAGCGCAAACTCTCCCGCATCACCGAGGCAATGCGGGACAAACTGAACGCCACCAACCTGCAACTCCAGCAATACATCGTGACCGAGAAGCTGGAAGGCGATCCACTGCAGCAGCGTCACGGTGGCAGAGGCCTGGCTGGCAGTATTCGCGCCATACCCGCAGAAGTTACTGGCGACGTGATCAGTGGTGCCGTCGAAGGCGCGGGCGGCACGGCGTGGTACGGAACGCTGCACGAGTACGGCGGCACCTTCAACGTTCCAGAACACGACCGTCGCTCCGGATTCGATAAGGAAGGCGAGCGCATGGCCTTGCTCACCAAGAGCGGGGCTGTCCGGAAGAAAGTATTCCTCGTGGAAACCGGGATGGTTAAAGCGCACACCGTTACCTTCCCGATGCGTAGCTTCATGCGCTCTTCGTTCGAAGAAAATCAAGATGACATTGTGGCTGGATTGCGCGAAACCCTGATGGGAGTGCTAGCCGAATGAACGTTCCCCGCAAGCAAGTATCGCTGGCCGTCTTCAATCTGCTCACTGCCGTTGCTCCACCCGGCTCGGCAGATTGGGCTTTCAGTGAGCGTAGCCTCACGATGTACAGCGAGTTGGAAGCAGGTCAGCAGCCTTATCTCGGGATGCTCTGCGATAACCAGCGAGCGTCACAGGATCGATCTTTTGGCGCAACCAAGTGGGAACTCCACTACACCATACAGATCTACTTTCAGCGCGGCCCGCAAGACAGGAACTTTGGCGATTCAATCGACGACTTTATTGACGATATCGAAGCGTCACTCGCAACCTTCCCGCTCCAGAACACGCTCGGCGGGCTCGTCGTCAACTGTTTCATTGATGGCGAAGTGCTCGTCAATCCGGCCATCATCACCGGGCAGGCGGGCATACAAATTCCAATCACAGTTCTCTCGGGAATCTGAGTTTTAACGCCGGAATCCGGCAAGGAGCACACATGTTACAGCTAGGCACAGGCAGAGCGTTTGCAATCCCGGTCGGCGGGAACATGGCGGCCAATCCGACGCCGCAGGAATTTCAGGCGATTCAGGACATCTCGCTCGAACTCGGCAAGACCATCAAGACGGCATCCGGCCAGTACCTCTTTCCGATCGATTCCGCGCCGGTGGACGGCAAAGCGACGGGCAAGATTACATTTCTGCAGTCCGAGATTGCGCTGTTTAATAACCTCATGAACGCCGACGTTACCGCAGTCGGCGGATTCGCGTTCGCCACCCAGACCTCCGCAGTTCCCGCAACTACCCCGTTCACCGTCACGGTTACGAACTCGGCCACGTTCTTGAAGCCGCTTACCGTGGTTTACGTGGGCGCTGGTGTGGGCGGATCTCCCGTCCCCCTCACGCTTGTAACCGGCCTCCCGACTGTTGGACAGTATGCCGTGGCCGCTGGTATCTATACCTTCGCTGCTGCTGACGAAGGAAAGCAGATCATCATCAATTATCTCTGGACCAATGCATTGGCCGGCAGTACGGCTCAGATTAACAATCAGCTTATTGGCTACGGCCCAATCTGCGAGTTCTACATGTTCCCCAGCTACCAGGGCGCGAACGGCTGGCATCTTCCCGCCATTCGGTTCGGCAAGCAGTCCCGTCCACTGAAACGCGCTGATTATATGGTCGTAGAAGTAGACTATGAGGCCTTTGCCAATAGCGCAGGGCTCGTCTTCGAAGAAGTCCAGGTCGCGCAGTAAGCGAATGTCGTAACGCCAATCGGGCCGTCCCAGCGGCGGCCCGTACTCTTTCAGGAGCATTTATGTTTACGAAAAGCATCACTCTCGCCAGCGGAAACACCGTCTCACTCTCGCAGCTCACCGTGCGCGAAGCTCGCACCATCGATGACAAGCTCAAGGCCGCATCCGACTCTGCCGACGGCCAGGCCCAAATTGACGCGAGCTTGTGCGGCATTGCGCTATCCATGAACAAGGCCGACGCGTCCCATGTCGTTACCGCCGACTCGCTGCTCGACTTGATCAGCTTTGGCGACATGTACGACCTCAACCGATCGCTTTCCGAGATCAACCAGATGACCATTGCCAAGGCGGGGGAAGCGAAGGCGGTATAGATTGGCCAGCGCTTTATGGCCGCCTGATTACAACGACCGGCTGGACCTTCGACTACGTTGACAACCTGCTTTTCGCGAATGCCATGGAGCTTTGTGGCTACTGGAACAAAACTAACCCGCCCGTGCATGAGCTGGTGGCGGCCTACCTTGGGTTTGGTGAGCAGGAAGCACCCGAACCAAGCCAATTCGAAGCCTCGTATCTTGCGCGGACGCCCGCAAAGCAGTTCGATACCCTGCCAAAGTTCATCCAGGATGCGATGGCGAAAGGCAAGGCGTAGGGGTTTTTCCTTGTACTCTGCTTCTCTGGGGGATATGCTGCAATCCCCTGGAGGGTCGAACGTGAAACGGATTCTTATTGTCGGAATGGTGCTGCTGTGCGGGTGTGCTGTGGGGCAGATACCTCACGCCAAGAAAACACCCACCCCAAAGCCAATCGTACTGTCAGGCTGGATGCGCCACGCAGGAACGCATTATCTCGACCTTGTTGAGCATGTCATGCAGAATAGCGACGACTCGCAGTTGTACGCGAAGTTTCTAAGTGACGAGAAAACCAGCATTAAGATTGATGCAAGCGGAGACGACTTGTATTTTTTCGAGGTGGCGTTGGAATCTGTTCGATCACTAGAAGACTCTACTCTCGCGCTGTCCCATTCTCGCAACTACTCGCGCTCGAAAGAGCTTAGGTTATACGACACTCTCTATCGACAATGTAGAAATAAAGCAGAATCCATCATCAGATCCGGCACGATGTCGCCAGATCAGTTTGACGATTGCCTCCCTTCGGCTTATGCCAAATTAGCCACAGAGGCACATGCGGAAGATGACGGAGACGGTCTAGATGTAGAAGTTCGTTCCATGCTGGATTACTGCGATAAGGGCAAGTTTGACCAGAGTGTATGCGACAAGTTCAAGACTTCAGATAAATATACAAGCTGGTTTGCGAAGCAGCCAGTAGATCGCACAGCTCGATAGTGTAGTTGCTCAACCCAGTGACACGGCCTCGCCTCAGCGGGGCTTTTCTATTGCCATTTATAAGGAGATTCCATGGCTGACGACGCTGCTGTACTTTCCATCCGCACCGAGTACGACGGCTCCAGCCTAAACATTGGGATTAAGGAGTCGTCTGCTGCCGTGACTGCGAGTTCGGTGGAGATGGCCGAATCCCTGCAGGGTGTGGCCACTGCAAACGCTGAGGTAATTGCTTCCGCCACCGCTGCCGTAACTGCACACACCGAAGAGGTTGCCGCATCCGCAGCAGCGAAGGCCGCCACCAAGGCTGAAGCGGAAGCCAAGCACGAACTCGCAGCACAGACCCGCGAAGCAACCCACGCGGCACACTTGTTCGGCATGGAAACCGGGGTGGAGATTCCGCGCGCCCTGCGCGGCACGCTGGCCCAGTCGGCGGTACTCGGACCTGCACTGGCTGCGATGTTCCCCTTACTCGCGGCGGTTGGATTTGTGGACATCATCATCAAGGCGGGAAAAGAAGCCTATGAGTGGGGAGAAAAAGGGTTCGAAGCAGCAACAAAGATTGGGGAAGGATTTGACGATCTCTCCCGCAAAGAAACTGAGTCAAACGATCAGATCGAAGTCACAAACGCCAAACTTCAACAACAGATAGACAAGATTGAAAAGAAGCCGAATAACGGGCTAGCCGTGGCGTTGGCGGAAACAGCCGTAGCTGCTGATAAGTTGGCAGATCATCTGCGTTCGGCGTTAGAAGTCTCCAACAAACTCCTGAAAGATCAAACAATTGGCGCCGCCAAAGGGGCGGTGCTCGGGCTAGCCACGACCGGGCCTGCAGAAGACCTCGTGAAGGACCTACAGGCACAGCAAAACAAAGCGGAGGGTCAGAAAACATGGGCCATGTCCCAGGCCTCTACGCTCACAGGAAAAGCGCAACAGGATGCAATTCTTAAAGCTCAAACTGCATTCACCGCGGAACAGCTTCGCATTGCGATAAAAGGACGCGACGAAGGCAAGCGACTCGCGGACGAAACAGAAGCGGAAGTGCGCAAATCTGTCGGATCAGACCCCGCCAGACAGAAAGCTGCTCTCGGCGAATATGGCGGGTTCGGTGCTCGTATTGCGGCGTTCCGTGGCATTCAGGGTGAGATGGGCGCGGCGGTTACCGGAATGCAAGGCTCGCAGACCACCGAAACGCTGCAATCCCATCTCGGTAAAGATGAGCAAGCCAAGGAAAATGCCGAGAACGCCAAGCGCGCCACAGAGGAAGCCAAGCGCGCGAAGGAAGCCGCAGACAGACTCAAGGAGAAGGAAAACGAACTCTCCCGGTTGAAGCTTGAGCTTTCGAACAATGGCATGAAGGCAATGGCCGATTCTCTAACCTCGATGCCCAAAGGTGCCGAGCTAGCCAACATTAATAAAGTTCTCGAAACCTACAAGCACGGTGTCGAAGAAGCGGGCAAAGTCGGCGAAGAAGCCGCAAAGAAGAAATCTACCTCGGAAATAGACGCGCTGGAAGCTCAAAAGAAGAAGGATGAGGTCGCCCAGAAATCCGCCGAAATTGAGCAGAAATACCAGGAGACCGTCGCAGCGGGGGAAGAGATCCGCACCAAGGCCACGGAAGACTTAAAACTCCAGAGCGTGCAGTCGGAGTTAGCTTCGGGGCGCATCTCTGCGCTCGGGGCAGCCCAGGCAGAGGCTGCGATTCACGCGGAAGAGCATCGGACCAAACTCGAAGCGCTCGATGCCGAGATGCTCGCGATTTACCAGAACCCGTATACGTCCTCTGATCAGATGAAACTAGAAGGTCAGAAGAAACAGAATCAGATTGATCAAGAGAAGGGCGCGGGCAACGTAAGCGCAACTGGTGATCAGAGCAAGGTAGCGCAGCAGATCGCCGCCCCCTATCAGCAGGCCGCGAAGATCATCACTAGTTCCGCCGCAACCGGATTCAATGGCTGGATTGACGGCTCCAAGAAGTTGAGCGCAGCCATGATACAAAGCGCCAAAAGCATGGAGATGGCGTTTATCCAGAGCGTTGAGCGGATGGGCGAAAAGTGGATTCAGGAACATATCCTGATGGCGATTGCCAGCAAGGTCTTCCACGCCTCCGATTCGTCGGACGATAAAGCAGCGGCAACGCAAAAGCGGGCAGCGGATCAAGCTGCCAGCAATGTCGTGATGGCTACCGGAGATGCCGGATTGGCCGCCGCTGGCACCTTTGCATTCTACTCAGCGATCGACCCTCCAATTGCGATGGAAATGGCAATGGCTGCTTATGAGGAAGGCATGGCCTTCGCCGGGTTGGCTGCGTTCGAGAACGGCGGAATTGCTGGCCAAGGTTTACGTTACGGCTCCTCGGTCCCCATCATCGCCCACGCGGGTGAGCGCATCCTGACTACCGGCCAAACCCAGAAGTTCGACAGCATGGTCAACAACCGCACCACCAATACCAAGGGTGGGAGTATGAGCATGACTAACCATTTCCACAATTCCAACGATCCGAAAGCGGTTTCCGATCAGGTCTTCGCCAAGATGCTGCGCTATCAGCGGAGCAGCGGTGTGAGGCGTTGAGCAACACTCTTTGGCCGACCCTGCGCGGCATCACCTGGGATGTGAAGCTCGCGCCGGAATTCTTCGGATTAGAGCACAAGTCAGCGACTCCGGGATTTGATACCGAAGTCTCCCTCGGACCAGACCCGATCTATCACTTCGAGTGCAGCTTCGACGTTCTGCGGGAGTCTTCGGGCTTCAATGAGCGCCGGACCATTCAGAATTTCTTTGAGTTCTGCAATGGCAAGACGCACAGCTTCCTGCTCTCTCTGCCAACGCTGACACAGAATCCTGCAGACGGAACTGCAACTGGGCAGGCGCTGACCGTCGATGGCAACAACTACGCTCCTCTTGTAGTGAGCCGTCCGTTCCTCAACGAAAACATCTACGAGGCGGCGGGCGTGAATGGAGATCCTGGGACCGCACCGGTTATTCAGGTTGCCGGAGTCACGCAGGTTGCCGGAACCAACTACAACATCATCGGGCCGGGCGTGGCCGCTTCGGGCGTCACTTATCCAGGGCTCGTGGTGCAATTTCTAGCCGCTCCGGTAGGCGCGGTGACGGCGAACTTCTCGTGGCTTTACCGGGTGAAATTCGAGCAGTCAAAGCAGGAATTCACCACCTTTGCATGGCTGTTATGGGATTGCAAGCAGGTCCAGTTCGTGACGACGAGGACGATACAGTGAGAACATTTCTAAACGGGGCGGGCGAGGATTCGACGGCGGCGGTGCTGGCTTACCTGGCCGTGCACCGCGAGTTGACCTTTGCCGACCTCTACCTCATCAGTACCTCGCCATGCTATGCGGGCGAGTTCCTCGGGCAGACCTTCCTGTTGACCGACTACCCCTCGCCGCTGATGTGGGGCGCGAGCACCTTCGTACCCGCCGACATATCACGCGATGCCGTAGAGTCGAAGATCGGTCTGGATGCCGCTAGCGTGGATGTGCAATGGGGCACTCGCAGCAGCGATGTTTTGGCCTCGAATCTCAGCGTGCTGCAGGGTTTCTTTGCTGGCTGCTTCGATAATGGCACGGTAGAAATCTGGCGCTGCATCATGCCGACTCCTGGTGACTGCAATTCGCTCGGGGCGTGCTTGATGTTCTCCGGTCGCATTACCAATCTGGCGCTGGACCGGATGATCACTAAGTTCACGGTGCTCAGCCGGATGGAGACGCTGAACGTCCAGGTGCCCACTAATCTGATTGAGCCGGGGAACATCCTCACGCAGTATTCGGTTGGCGTTCTGCCTTTGGACGGGCCGCCCGCGTTTACGATTCTGGCGGGCAGCACGGCATCAAAAATTCTCGCCGATCCGACTACTACGCCTGCAGGCTACGTCGCAGCCAATGACACTTACGACATGGGCTACATCGTGATCGGGACGGGTGCGCAACTCGGTGGTAGCTATGGCGGAATCCGCATGCAGACCATCGAGAGCGGGCATCACGCGTTCTACCTAAGCCAGCCTCTGCCTTTCGCGCCGACTGCTGGCGACAGCATGAACGCCTTGATTCCGGTTGCGGCAGGATACAGCCTGGTACCGTTCAACGAAGTGTTCCCTGCGGTGCAGTCCGAACCGGGAAGCAACTGGACGTGGCAGCTCAACGGCTCGACGCTTACCGGCAATCCATCGTCGAACAATATCCGAACATACTCATTTATCTACCACGATGGGCTGAACGACGTGTACTTCCGCACCGCTGGTGGAGTTGAGAGTGATTGGAACGACAACTGGCCAGTAGTAGCACCAAACGGAACCGTGACCTTCCCCGGCGCTTCCACCAATGTCCAGCCTCCACAAAACGAGCCGGGAATGGGATCAACCGCGCAGTTTCTCGGATTTCCATATGTCCCTGTGCCCCAGAATTCGAGTGTGACCGTATGAGCACCGTATCCGTAGCAACTCCAATAGCTGCGCCGAAAATTCCGGCTCCGGTAGCCACGACTCCCGTAGTCGCAGTGCCGATCGTCCCAACCGAAGCCGCGAGACGCGCGGCGGTTGTCGCTGAAGCGTTGTCGTGGCGCGGATCTAAATTCGCGCACGGCCAGTGCTGCAAGGGCGTTGCGGTGGATTGCAGCACGTTCATTGCGGCTTGCTATCGTTCCATCGGGCTATTTCAGGCAGACATTCCCACACTTGCAGCCGATTGGTTCATCCACACCACGAAAGAGTTCTACCTCACTGAGCTGCAGAAATTTGCTACCGAGTTCACCCTTGCCAGTCGAACTCCGCAACCGGGTGACATCATCATCGTCAAGGATGTAGCCATCGGTGCGAAGGTGTTCTCGCATGGCGCCATCGTGGTGCATTGGGGGCCAGTTCCGGAAGTCATACATTGCTTCCCCCCGTGCGCCATGACCTCGAACCCATTGCGGTTTCCGGCCTTCGTCGGCAAAGCTCTCAAGTTTTTCAACCCATTCATGGTGCCGGTTCCGGCTGCGGTAGCAGCTCCGGTGCCAGTGACGCCGATTCCAGCAGCCCCGGCGCTCACGCCCACCGCCCCTGTCGCAGTTGCCACAGCAGCACCAACGCCCGTAGCGAGCATTCCACTTGCAGGAGTCAAGCAGTGATCAAAGGCGGCTTAACTTCAGGACAGCAGGCTCCGAATGGGATACATATCAGCACCGGCGTCTACGGCAAAGCTATTAAGCTGGTGTACGGCTTGTGCCTCGTGTCGCCCGATCTGATCTGGTACAACGACTGGGTAGTTTCATCGCATTCCTCGAACCCTGATTTATTGAATGTCACGGGCGGCGGGGCGAAGAAGTCGGGCAAGAAGGGAAGCACCTCCTACTACTCGGCCGCCATAGATATGGTGCTCGGCCACGCTCCGATCATTGGCGTGCTTGCTGCCTACTACAACAACCAGAAGTTCGCCTGCCCGATTGTCAGCGCGACGGGCGTTATCGCTGCCGAGAGTTTCGAGATTCCCGTGGCTTCGGGTGGAATAGTTGCTGCGGTTGTTGCCGTGACTGTAAGCGAAGCATTCACCGCGACATTTAACGACTTCGGCGGCAACGGCACGGAAACGATTAACTCGACGTGGAATCGCCCCCTATGGAATTCGGCCTTCGCGGTTCCTGGCAACATCAATCCGACCGTGGCGTTCAACGCGCGCGACCCCTACACATTTACTTGGAACGGGGCGACCGGCATCACCGTACCGGCTGCGCTAAATGGGCTTCCGGTAACCGTCTGGTACGCAACTCCGCAGATTGTGAAGGCCAACGGGCGGTTTTACAGCTCCACCGTGACGCCTCTTGCATTGCTCAATATGGAGATGGAATTCGCGTGCGGATCCGGTTCGGAATACGTGAATCATCCAGCGCAGCAGATCACAAATAGCTTCTGCAGCGGCGTCGCATCGGTGCAGTTCGACTTAGGTGCGGCTAACGCCGTGCCCAACCTCAATCTGGAGTGCATGGGCGCGTTCACGTTGTGGCCGAACGGCGACTGCGATGTCGCGGACATCATCACCGACATCTGCACCTCGGGGCCGGTCCTGTTAGGAGCGAACTGATGCCGCTAGCAACTCACCTCTTATATATCCGAACTTTGTCACGAGTCGAATTTGATGGTAGCTATCCGTTTGAGATCACCATCGTATCCGTGGGTGGTGGCACGCCTGTATTTGATGAAACGTACGTGCTCACTGATCCAGGGCTAGGCGTTGATCCGGAATACGGTAATCTAGGAGTTCCCACCAACTCGGCTCCGGTTGATGTCTCAGCTTTTGCAGACGGTGGATTCAACATCACAGGCCAGATTCTCACGGGTGGTGGTGGGTTTGTTTCACTGGAATACTCCACAGATGGAACGACCTTCAACCCAATGCCAGGCATGACTTCCTTCGGCAATGGAGCATTTAGCGAGACATCTATACAGACAGCAACTCTTCCTACATCTACAACCCTTATTGTTTCAGCTTTCCCGCTTATCATCCCCCACGGCGTGAACTGCCACGCTTACAACAATGGCGGTGCATTTTCGCCCTTGTTTCCTCCTGGCAACGGACTGTTGCTCGGCGACATGACCGCGCTGCAAAACTGGTGCAGGGCGAACGGAATCAGCGCCGCGCTGAACCAGGATACGCAGCGCGCCTGCATCGACCTCTTGACCGAACTTCTCACCGTGGCCAACACGGCTCCCGTTTACTCCGGGGCAACGCTGGAACTCATCCCTTACGACGAGGTTTCGGCAGCAGGGAATGGTGCAATCTACATTGCCCCCACAGCCTCTGGGCCGGTCGCGTATCTTACCGACATTGATTTTGTATGTGACGGCTCGACACCTCCGGTGAAAGTCGAAAGAGACAGTCGCGCTAACTGTGACAACGTGGTCTCAATTGAGTACATCGATCGCACCATCGACTATGCCCACAACGCGCAAACCGCCACAGATACAAAGTCGGTTGCGCTTTACGGAACCCGTAAGGGCGGCACACTAGATTCCTCTGCCTCCAGTGTCGGCATTCCTTCCGGCGCGAAGTCGATGCTCTCAATTTCTTCGATGCTAACCGCTCAAGCCGTGGCTTCAATTATGGTAAAGCGGTCCGCCGCCGATCTGAACAAGCACAGCTTCACGCTCAAGCCGGAGTGGTTCTTTCTTGAGGCGATGGACCTGGTATGCATCACGGACACTCGTCTCGGGATCAACCAATTACCTGTGCGATTCCAGACGACCAAGGAGACGGATACCCGCGCTCTAGAGTGTGAGGCTATCGATTTCGTGTACGGACTGAATCATCCTTCCATCGGAGCTACCACGCAGGCTACGGGAACGCTGGTGCCAACCGCCGTAGATCCTGGCGTCGTAAACGCTCCGGTGATCTTCGAGCCAACTCAAGGGATGCTCGGTGTAGGCGCAGCCGCACAACTCTGGTTTGTGGTCTCCGGCTCCGATCCGAATTACGGCGGCTGCGTTGGCTTTGTATCAATCGATGGAGGCGTGAGTTACCAGACTCTCGGCAACGTTGCGTCCGGGACTACAGGCGTGCTGACCGCCGACTATCCGGTAGGGAGCGACCCAGACACTGCCGATACGCTTGCAATTGACCTCACTGAATCGAACGGCTCACTCACTGGGCAAACTCAAGCTCTCGCTGACGCGCGGCAGGGGCAATGCTACTTGGCGACCGCGACAGCAAACGTCTTCGAGTCTATCTGCCCAACGGTCATCACTCTGACGGCCATCGATATGTACTCGATGACGACTTACGCCCGGCGCGGAGTTCTCGGCACGGTCAGTATCGATCACCCAATCGGATCGCGCTTCGCCGCTCTGGACGGTTCGGTGTTTAAAGTTAACTGCGATCCGCAGTGGGTTGGAAAGGTGTTGTATTTCCAGTTTGCCGCTTATAACCTGCAGCGCGGTCAACAGAATGCCCTCGGTAATTGCGCGGTCTACACTTACACACCATACGGGTTACCGAGCACATGGGCGTCAATGGCTCCAGCTACTGTGCTCTCGCAATCCGCCAGCACTTACGTGGTGGCTATGGCTGCATTCGTGGTCACGTTTGCGAATGAAACCATTGCCAGCTACTCGCTGCGCAGTTTCGCAGTGCCGGACCCAGGCACAACTCCGCAGACCTATTACGTGACGATCGACGATCCTGACCAGCTCGGAGACGGCGCAGGAACCCTGACGGCGTACTGCGACACCAATGCCACCCGCGCCAACACTCCCGGCTATACCTTTGCGGGAAAGATCATCGTGACACACACAGGCGGTAACAACGGCGGCTCTGGCGGCCCGAATGGGATCAACGCTGTGTTGATCGTGGTGGGATAAATGGCCAGCGAAACCAATTTCGCATTCAGCAGTGTCACCCCGGTCGCCCCGGCTGGAAAAGTTCTGGCGTTACCTCAAAGTTCCCCCGGAGATCCGACCCAGATATCGTTTGCCGTCCCCGCCCAGGTCAATGCCGACTGGAACGCCACCAGTGGATTGGCTCAGGTACTTAACAAGCCTGCGATCACCTCCGGCGGCGGCCCGGCTACCACGCACGCGGAGCCGCTCACCGACGGGGGCAGCAATTTCATTTTCGGAGCGGGAGACATCATCGTCGCCGTAGGAGTTCCCAATTGAGCACACTCGCAAGCGTAATTCTCAGAGATGTCATCGCGAATCTTCCTACGGCTAGCATTCCTGGTCGCATCTTTTTTGCGACCGATACCCTCGTCATAAAGCGCGACAACGGCACGACTTGGGATGATGTCACGCCCGCAGCAGCCACTATCAACTTCGCCACTCCGGAAGTTCCGTCGGGAGCTATCAGCGGGACAACCGGATCCGACGGCAACGCGACTTTCACCTTGACCCACACACCGAACCCGTCAGCTGCGCTCCCACTTTTCAAAAATGGCTTGCGCATGACGCAGGGCACGGCGTACACGCTCTCAGGCAACACGATCACTTACCTTGCGGGATATATCCCTATTACCGGAGCTCCAGGAGACACCCATGTTGCCGACTCGTACCGCTATTAAACTCATCGTTTTCCTACTCTTGTCCTCATGTGTATTTGGCCAAAAGGTCAATCTTGCGCGGGACACAACGGGAACACTGCCGCACGCGCAGTTGCCAACACTGCTTTCCACCGATATTCCTGCACTTCCGTACGACGCAGCTGGTGCGGCTGCTGGGATCGCATCCACCCTAGCCACGCCCCAGAACGTCCAGCAGCAGACCTATTCCTACGCGACCGACACTGGTGCGGCTAACGCCTACGCGGTGACGCTTTCTCCAGTCCCTTTGCTGGTCGCTGGCGAACCGGTGATCTTCAAGGCAGCGCACGCTAACACCGGAGCTTCGACGCTAGCGGTGAACGGCGGATCCGCGATCGCGATCTTCAAGCAGGGCGGTTCGACCGTGCTAGCCTCGGGCGACATCGTTGCGGGGCAGGCCGTGCGCGTCACCTTCGATGGAACGAACTTTCAGATGCAGAGCCAACTGGCGAATGCGCCATCCGGGCTTCCTGCAGGCGTGACATCGGACGGAGCCAACGGGCTCAAGGTGACAGGGGCGATCGCGGTGGGCCTAACAGTTCTTGACCCTATTAACGGTGTAAGTGCGCCGACGATTGCATCCAGTGGGCCAGTCACCGGATCGGATTTCGTCACCAACCTTAATGGGGCGAATGCGACGGGTATGACTGATGTTTCCGTTGCTGTCAACGCTGCAATCGCTGCCAACGTCAAGCGCATCCTGCTTCCACCAGGGAAGTTCTACGTTCCTGCCTTGAGCAACCCGCTTGGTGTGCAGATCAAGGGCGACGGTGTACTCACCGGCCCAGTTAATCAGGTGTCGCAATACGGCGCGCTCAACACCACCATTTATGGGACAAGAGCACAGATTAGTTCCTACTCCTTCTGGGATCGCTTCACAGCTGGACAGGAGTACATGAATCATTGGTTTGGTTTGGTGCAGGCAGCATGGGCTGGCACCTATTCTCCCGGCAAGATTGTACTTTCTGGCGATAGCACTACCTCGGGCGTAAATGTCTACGGCTTGTATATGCCAGAGCAGATGCTCACGCTCGGCCTTCAGGCTAAGGGCGTCCCGTATATGACAGTGATAAATGCGGGTCACTCCGGAATGTGTTCGTCGCAGTGGTTGAGCACCTACCTAGCGCAAGACCTTGTGACGCTTGCAACCAATCCCGGCGTGTATGTCCTTCGCTGGGGCATCAACGACATTACCTGCGGTCTCACCCCGGCGCAAAGTGTTGCGAACCTACGCGCTGGCCTGGCTCAAATCCGACCCGCAAGCTTCAAGTGCCCAACGTGTACGGGGAGTTTAGATGTTGACTCCTTGTCAATCGTACTTGAAACACCATCCAGCACTGATGACAGTCCGAATGGCCGTGATGCCTCCTACTACGAGCAAATGACCTTGGGAGTGGCGCAAACCGGACGAGATTTCCAAACTGGATTCGTCGACCTGTATGGCTTAATGCCGGATTCAAGCTATGCCCCCACTTCGACCTCAAATACCTGTTGGATGGATTCACCCTATGCTGCTGTTGGCACCTCGACCCCTCCGGTCCACATTCACCCAGGGCCATGTAAGCAGCCTCTGTACACGTCCTACTTGCTTGATTTCTTGGTCCCAAGCGGATTGAACGGGTTAGCTGCAAACCTGTTTACCAACATCTCGTATGCTGATAATTCAACCATCACCCCTTCGATCGCTCCCGCAGGCTTCGGTCACGGAATCTCGTTCTACCGTGCAACCGCGGCGAACGGCTGGCAGGTGGATGGCTTCGTGGAGACCCACTCCCATCTTGATGGCGATGTGATGCAGTTTAACTATCCCAATTCAAGCACCTCATCTACATACAGCTTCCGCGCCGGGACCCTTTCAGGGGGATGGGCTCCGTGGGTTTCTAGTGCTACTGGAGGTTCGGGCGGGTCAATGGTTTATCCTGCCGCTGGAATCCCGCAGTCCACGGGAGTAGCCTGGGGGGCATCATTACCCTTGCAAGGAACAGGCACAAAAGTCTTATCTTCCAGTACGATGTCCGGAACGGCATCTCCGCTCTGCACCGACGCTACCGGAGCAGCGACGACGGTAGGCTGTTCCACTAGCAGTTTAAGCTCCACAGAAAACGTCGTTACCGCGTCGTCAGTGACCGCAGCGCTGAACGCCGATTATTATAACCACTCTGCCGGGGCACTGACTGTTAACGCCCCAGTAATCACCACCGGAACGACGGGGCAGAAGCTCTGTACTTATAACGATGTTGGCAACTCCGGCGCAATGACGCTGCAAATTCCGGCGGCAACTTACGCGAATCTGCTCGGTGTGAACAGTAGCGCTGGAGCGCAACTAGTTTCTGCCGGCGCACTCGGGGACTCAGTTTGCCTCAAGGCGCAAACTACCTCGCAGTATTTTGCTGACCCCGGATCTCTGCACGGCTCTTGGACAATCGTAAACAGTGCGGCAGCCACACCGGCCTTCTCGCCAGTTGCGGGAGCTTATTTCGGGACTCAAACCGTCGCAGTTACGTCCGCCACGTCGGGTGCGACCAACTGCGTTACGACGGATGGAACGACTCCGACCGCGACAACGCCGGGAACGTGTTCACACGGATCCACTGTGAGCAATGGTGGGACCCTGTCAGTATCCACCGCAGAAACTCTTGAGGCGCTCGCCACTAAAACAGCCTTTCTAAATAGCGGAGTGGCCACAGGTGCCTACACGTTCTTGCAAGACCTCGACACTTTTGCCGGAACAACTGGGACGCTGCTTACGGCCCACATGGGTGATGCCGCGCATACATGGACAGTAGACTCGGGCGATACAGTTGGCGGAGGCACCATCACTCTCACGGGAAGCGGCGGGGCGACGAGCGCGCAGTCGGGAGCGGGAACCTTTGCTGCGGTATTGTCCACCACAACGCCGAGTTCGGCCAATTACAAAGTCTCAGCAGATGTGACGGCGGTAAACGGATCGTCTTACTACTTCAATCTATACGGTCGATACGTGACAGCAACGCCCGTCGTCTACTTCCTGAAGTGCGCGACCGACTATAGCGGTTGTGAGTTGTTTGCCTACAACGGTGGCACGACTCAAATAGGCAGTACCTACCCGTTCACATGGGTCAACGGAGCAACTCATAACATCGCCCTTGGTATGGTGGGCACGACAATTACGGCTTATCTTGATGGCGTTTCCATCATATCTGGCACCAGCAGCGCCTCCAACGCAGTAGGTCAAGCTGGATTCCAGCTTAATGACGGCGAGTCCGGTAACTCCGGTATAACCATCAAGAACTGGAAGATTCAGTAATCAGGCGACGACGGTATCACGACAGTACCAAGCACGGCCATCTTCGGGTGGCCGTTTTCTACTGCACATTTGATTCAGGAGGCCACGTAAATGGAGTACAGCAAGGCTGGTTTGTCTCTGACGGAAGGCTTCGAGCATTGCCGACTGTTGGCCTACCCGGACAGCGGAGGCGTGCTCACGATTGGGTGGGGCCACGTAGGTCCAGAAGTACTTCGCGGCATGATGATTTCACAAGCGCAAGCCGACAAGCTCCTGCTCTCGGACGTGGCAGCAGCGGTCAATGCCATCAATCATCTCGTCAAAGTTCCACTCTCGCAGGATGAATTCGACGGATTAACCGATTTTGCTTTTAACTGCGGCGTCGGCGCGTTCCGAGATTCTCACCTGCTCGTCCTGCTCAACCAAGGCGATATTGCGGCGGCCGCCTACGAGTTTCAGCGTTGGGATCGTTGTAAAGGTGTTGTGATGGCTGGACTTCTGCGCCGACGCGAGGCGGAAGAGACGCTGTTCGAGAAGCCAGATGTCAGCACTCACTGAGAAGCAATTCGCCGATGAGATGGAGGGCCGGTTCAAGGATCTGGTCACCTTGGCTACGCGGCGAGAAGTTGATATCACCCTCAAGAACGCTAAGCGAAACCGCGTCGATGAGACCGAAGAGGAGCGAAAGAACGGGCATTACATCTTCCGGGTCCGAAAGGGCCTCGTCACGTTCGGCGGTCCTCTCATCGGAGCATTAATCCTTTACGCCGCACAGGCCCTCGTTGGCGGCATCCATCAAGGCGACCGGGTTGACCAGCAGACAAAAGTGCAGGACCAGATGCAGAAACAGATGGTCACTCGGGATGTGTTCGATGCCACCATTAAGCCAATGAATGAGCACATGGGCAGCATCGACAGCTCCCTCGCGGAGCTCAAAAACCTGCGCAAAACGGAATCTCAAGATCAAGTAATCTACAAGACTTTTATCCACGACAGAAAACGTTAGGCAATCATGAAAACTCTTGCGTACCTCGAAGCCATCGGTGCGGTGGTCTGCCTCGTGCTGCTCGCGGTCGGCCTCGGAACCGCCGACTATCTCGAAGTGAAGTACGGCCCCGAGACGGCGAGGGCAGGGAAGGACACCGCAGTTCACGCTGACGGGCTGGTCGGTGAGTCCAGACTCGCGGCCAAGAACTCAGTCCTAGCTTCCAAGGACACCGATATCGCCATGAAGAACCTGAACGTTCTCGTTACCAAGTTCGGCGCCACGGCGGACGCGATGACGGCAACCATCAAGCAGGCTGGAGGGACGGTCAAGAACGCCGGGGATCTGGTCGCGCACGTCAACGCAGACGTTACCAAGGCAGAGAAGCCGGCAACCGAGACGCTGGCGAAGGTAGACAGAGCCATTGATGCGGTTACGACGGTGCCGGCGGCCATCGCTACTGCGCTTGCACCCCTACCAGCATTCGAACAGTCGCTCACGCAAACTTCGAATGCGGCTGGCGACTTCATGCGAAATCCATTTCTCAACAAGGCAGTAGAGAACGTGGCGACTCTCGCGGGGAATGGTGCGGAGTTCGTCGACGATACCACCGCCTATTTCTATCCGCCGCCCTACACTGGCCCGCACCCTGTTAGGCACCGATTCAAGATGATTGGCGAAGGCGCGCTCAAGGTTTCACCGGGGCTAGCTGGCGCAGTGGCCTTGGCGAGAGGGAATTAACCATGCAGATCTTTACGAGCTGGCAGCTCTACGCCATCGGCCTTGCCTACTTCGTCTTCATGTCCGCGACGGGCGCGCTCAAGGCTCCCGATACGTCCAGCAGCGAGCTGTACGGCTGGCTGTACCGATTTCTCAACCTGCTTGCGGTCAACGCGAAAGCTGTGGCCGGGGCACGATTTCCCGCAATTACCACTCCAGAAGTTAAACCGTAGTCAGCCGAGCCTGCAGGCTCAGAATCGAGTAGCACTCATGAGTGTAATTTCTGATATCGAAAAGTTCTTTAAGGCAACCGGGACCGACGCAGAGGGATTCGCGAAAGCATTTGCTCGCCTCTTCAAGAAAACCCCTGCCGTACTCCAGGTTGTCGAGAACTTCCTTGGCGAAGTCGCTCCCATCGTCGTCGCGGCTGTCTCTCTGGCAGATCCTATTGCGGAACCGGAAGTCGCCGGGGCTTTGGCTGTAGTCGAAACCGGACTAGCTGGTTTGCAGGCAGCAGCCACGGCTGCGGTCAGCGGAACCTCGCTGGTCACTGGCTTGGAGAACTTCGCGGCCACCGTTCCCATGCTGCTCTCCAGCCTTGCGATCAAGAACCCGGCGCTGCAGAAGGAAATAACCAGCATCGTCAATCTGGTGGTCAATGAGTGCAAGGTTTTGATTCCTGCCGTCGAGTCGTGGGTAGCTCAGATCGAAGCTGCCAAGCCAGTCGCTATCGCTGCCGCTGCATAGGGAGGTGATCTTCGTCTAAGTTCGGCACTCATCTCCCGGTGGGTGCCGATACTTTCCATCACGCGACCTTTTCCAACGGGCTGCGGAGCAACTCTGCTTTCGCCTGCTCGTCCCGCCGTAACTGCGCGAACGCCCGCTTCAAATCCTCCGCTACCGAATCATCCTGCTTCACCACTTCCACCACCGGTTCGTACTTCTCCGCGAACTCTTCCAACTCACGCTCCAGAACCTGCGACATAGCCAGCAGGGAACCCGCCAACTGCTCCACCGTGCCGTACTCAATTACCACCTTGCCGGTAGAGAGCTCGATGTTCCGTGGCATCGTGTCCAGCGTGGCCGGATCGGAGTCGACCTGTACCAGTTCCCGCAGCGCACGACGTGGGGCCGGACTCGGCTCATTGCGCTTAGCTTGCAGCGTCGCTTCC